TATCTTAGACGAGGCGCACAGGATCGGTGCCGACACGTATATGCCGATACTTGATGAAATCCCGGCGTATTATCGGACGGCTCTTACGGCCACGTTCCGACGAACCGACGGTGCGCATAAAGTGCTGGCGTATCATTTCGGGGATCGGTTCAGGATGGAATACCAGTTCCGCAAGCCTTATGTGTACGCGCTCGATACGGGTGTGGAGGTGCGCGGTGTCACGTCCAAGAACAGGCCGCATTCGACGATTCTGAAATATCTGGAACAACACGACTATCCCTACACGGAGACCGCATCGGCGATAAGTTTCGATCCCAAACAGTGCAAGTCTGTAACGGATGAATACATGGCCGGTCACTGGAACAAGACCGAGTACAGGGAGCTTATGAAGACGCTCGAACGCGCACAGGATATGTCCTACACTACGTTGGAGAGTTATCTGTCGGAGAACTGCGCGCGCAGGAAGATCGCCATACGCGCTATTCAGGAGGCGCTCGACAAGGGACGCACCGTGCTGTTTCTGTCGAAACGCAAGGAGGTGCTCAAAGCACTGTACGAATACTTCTACGACTACGGGCCGATGCTGGTCATATCGGAGACGAACCGGTTCACGGAGGATGAGACACGGTATCTCGAAAACGAGTGCCCGCTCGTGTTCGGTGTCACGCAGCTGGCGAAGGAGGGTTTGGACATTCCCCGTCTCGATACGCTTATCATACACCTTCCGCTCAAAGATACGGAACAGGCCATCGGCCGCATATCCCGCGAGTTCAGCGGCAAGAAACCTCCCGTCGCGCTGTACCTTCTCGATAAGTGTCCGTACACATACGGAGTGTTCAGGGCGGCCCAGAAGACAATCGCGATAAATGCCGAATACAGAGGGATGACGACGATCCCTGAGTTGAAGAAGTTACTTTAATGACTTAGAGAAACATGAATTTTATTACCATTGTCGCACGAGAGATCGTTAAATTGGCTATATTTGTAGTGCTCGTGCGGATGCCTATCGAACTCAGCAGGATATTCGATGACGCCAGCTATCTGTGGATGTACGCGCTGTCGATATTTCTGTTTATCGTTACGATTACGCATTACGAGAACCTTTCCCGTATAGACGCTATCGAGAGGACATTTGACAAAGACGAGGATGATGACACAAGAGAGTAACATACGACCCAACCGCAGGGAGAGACGACTGCTTCTCCGCAGGGGAAAGACCGGTGAGCGGTGGACTACCTTCGCCGACAACAAGGGATTCGAGTACGACTACAAGAGCGTGGCGAAGTTCGCTTCGCTGTGTAATTTCATCCTCGGGGGACTTAAAAGGGGATTCCCCGTCCTCGCACGCAGGCTGCACTATCCGGCATGGGCCTGCTATCCGTTCTTTTTCGTCAAGCGCGACCTGAAAGTGAAAGACCCGATTCCGATTCTCAATCATGAGAGGATACACGTAGTCCAGCAAAGAGAGCTGCATACGGTCGTAAGTATTCCCGTAGCGGTCGCAGCGGCGTTCACTACGCCGTGGCTGCTTCTGGCGGTGCCGTTCGTGCCGACGATCGTATACATGGCGGATTACGTCAGGGTGTGGGTGAAACTCTCGCGTATGAAACGGGCGGGTGAAACCAAATACGGGAAGATAACCGCGCAGGTAATCCGCGCCAATACGTGCTTCGAACTGGAAGCCACGTCGAAGGCTCCCAATGCGAACTACCTTCTGGAACGCAAGTTCATGGCCGAACTCGCGTGGACTGGTTGGAAAATATTCCGCAGCTATGGGAAGTAAATGGTATCGTTTCATCAATGGAGTGTTCGGGGTTATCTACTCGTTCGCACTCGGGATGCTGCTGTTCGAAGTGTCATTTACGGAGGACGACGTGGCGATGTTCGTCGTAAGCGATTTTCTGTGCGTGGTCTGCTTCGTTGCGGCTACGGCGTGTTTCTACCAGATGTATACAGGTAAAGATTTGTTTCGATGAACTACGATTTCGACAGGGATACCCCGCAGAGCGCATACGATGCGCTGTACGAGAAACCCATAGGACATGTGTTCTCGGTAAATCCCGATGACTACGAGACGGTCATGGGGAGAATTTCCGATGGCGCCCGCGATGGATTTGCCGTGTTCCCTATAATGCCCGGGACGTCGCTGTACGTGCAGTATGGGTGTGACCATTGTGTGGTCACGACCAAGTAGGACGTTTGGAAATATCATTCGCAACGTCTATATTTGTTCTCGTTCACAAAACATTTTTCACAATTTAATTTTACAAAACTATGGTAATCGGAAAAATTAAACCGACGGCTACTCTCGTAGCACAGTACCCCGCCAATTGCGAGGTCGATGCAATCGAACATGACGGCAGACTGTTCCTGCCGGTCGTATCGCTCGGGGCTTTCACACCGACGAAGGAGGAAGACCCGAAACCCGTTAAGAAATCCGCTCCGACGTTCGAGGAGGCTACACGGGAGCCTGCCGCAGTTTCTCCCGCTCCTGCTGTATCGGAAGCCGAAGTTTCGGAGGACGACACGCAGGATGAACTCCCGGTGTACGCTGAACGCGATCTGATGGAGATGTCCACGAAGGAGCTTCTCGCTATCTGCGACAAACTCGGTATCGACCCCGACGCACAGGAGGGCAAGAACACGAACAGGAAATTGCGTTTGCTGATCCTCGACGCACAGGAGGGTACGAAACCTGCCCCGAAACCTGCTGCGAAACCCGTAGCGAAGGCGGATGACGACGACACGGACGATCTTCCGTTCGAGGATTCCATGCCGAAATCTGCCAAGACGAAGGATTTCACGCATGACGTGGCCAAAGTCCTCGAAACGTTCGACAACGGGGATATGAACGAGAAGAAGTCCCTCGCTACGATCAAGGGATACGCTCCGTCGGACGACTATGACGAGGAGGGTGTCGAAAAGGCGTTCCGCGAGTTCGCCGACAACAGCGAGGCCGACATCATGGAGATCGCCCAACAGATTTCCGACGCACTCAACGCACAGTCTGGTGAGGAGGCTGCCGAGGAGGGGTCGAAAGATGAACCCGCCGGTGAATTGGTAGAACCTTCTCAGCTCCATGTAGGAGACCGTGTGTCGGTGTACTGGGCCGACGAGGCGAACAAGTGCTGGTATTCCGGCGAGGTGTCCGCGATGCGACGCGGTAAGCCCACGATCAAGTACGACGACGGTACGGAGTCGATGCTCGGGACGCACAACACGAAGATCATGCTGATCGAGGAGTAATCCGATTACCATTCAGCGGACGGGGGAGGGTGACGCTTGTTTGCTCTCCCCCGTTTTTCAAAAACAGGATACACTATGCCTACATTGAACAACAGCGAAGAGGGTCTGGCGCTGACCGCGCTTAACTATCATCAACGGAAACTCGAAATCAAGGAGATCGAAAAGGAACTCGCTACGATGCGTCCGGTACTCGAAAATGGTGTCGACAGGCTCGGTAACGTTACGGCCACCGGAAGCCGTGTGGCGGTCATTCCCTATGCTGACAAGGAGATTCAACTGCGGAAGGACTTGCGTCTGACCGCCGTACTCGTTCCCGAAGCGGAGGACATACTCCGCCGTCATAAACTTACGGAGTGTTTGGAGACGACCACGATTATTCGGGAGGACGTCATTCAACGCATGTACGAGAGAGGGGAGATTTCCATCGACGTAATGAAGGAGCTTTACGTCGAAAAGGAGACCCGTGCGTTTTCTGTCAAAGTAAAGAAACGTTTTCATGAGGAGTAAAAAATTCACGGTTTCGATCAACGGGAATCTCACGGAGGTGTACGTCATTTCCGGTTTCGCCCGTGAGTGCGACCGGTCGATCGATACGATACGCCGGTACGAGAGAAACGGTGTTATTCCGCCGGCTTTTCTCACGTATCGCGGTGCCCGCTGCTATCCGGTCGAGTTTACGAAAAAGGTCGCACCGCTTATCCGACGAATTCCGTGCAACAGGAAGTGCCCGGCGGAACTGATTGTAGAAATAAACCGAATCTTTTCGGAGGAAAGGAGCAAATATGCCTAAAATTGCAGAAACCGACACCAAGAAAGTTCTCCGTGACGCAGGGTGTACGGTGTACTACGAAAAGTCGCTGACGAAGAATCTCGGCAACTACGAGAGTGCTAAGGTCACGGTCGGTGTAACGCTGCCGATCGAACCCACGAGGGAGGAGATCGCATTGGTCAAGACCACGATCGAAAAGGCCGATACGATCATTACCGAGGAACTGGAAGTGCAGTTAAAAGAACTCGACGGTAAGTGATGAACGGGTTGCACAAACTGCGAAAGGAGTTTTCCGTCAGCGGTATCGTGGACTTCGAAATTCTGTTGTACATGGCGCTTATATCGAATGTGTCTTCCGGTAAAGTGGAGGGAGACGATACGGTGTATGCGCTGTGTTCGTGCAAGAGGGATGATCTGTACGATATTTTCGCTACGTGGGATGAATCCGAGATCGACAAGGCGGTGGATGCACTCCTTCACAAGGGTCTTATCTTCATGGACACCGAAGGAGGCATCTACGCCGGTGAAATACGCGGGTCTCGGTTCTTTCCGTTCAATGCGGAGAGTTCCATTGCGGATGCCGCTATCGAAAAACTCAGGGAGGCTATCAAGTCGTTCGAAAAACCTCGGTCGGCGCTGCGAAGAAGCCGCGGAAGGTTCATCGCCGAACAGATAAACACGTATATAGACCGCGGTATCTCGGAGATGACCCCCGGGGACTTCACTACGTTGTTCACCTATCTGTACGAGATATTCACCGGCGGTGAAACGTATACGGTGCGCAACAAGACGGAGTACTACCAGACGACTAACATTCTCAAAGCTTACGATAAGTTCACGACGTTCGCCATATTGGTGGAGGGTACGCTGAACTATCCGGCGTATGATCGGAGGGGTGTGCCCACACTCACGCGGGTTTCGGTAATGAAGGACACGATCTTCGGTGCTCTCAGCAGAGGTGACGGAAGCAAGGATTACATGAGGGAGGTCGACGATGAAAGAGAAGGATTCTAAATTTACGCAGTATCTTCTGGACTGCGGCATACGCTCCGGTTGGCACGACAAGGAGATCGATGAGTTCACGAACGATCCCAGAGCGCTCGAAACGGTCATGCAGTACGTGGACAACGTGGGGGAGATGCTCCGAAACGGTGTCGGTCTGTACCTGTGGGGAGCGAACGGTACGGGAAAGTCCCATTTGCTGAACACGGTATTCGTAAGATTCATCAAGGAGCGGTACCGGTGCAGAGTCTACTCGATGGACGATATTGTCAGTAACGTTACGGCGTCGTGGTACTCCGACGAACAGAGGGTCATGTTCCAGCGCATGCTGTGTACGGTCGACTTTCTCGGTATCGACGAGTTCGGGAAGAACGTCGATGCGAACGGAAACGCTATTCCGCTGCCCGATCTGGTGAAGCGGGTGGTGGAATCCGTGCTGCGTTACCGCATACAGATGCGACGTCCGGTGTGGATTACGTCGAATACCGACCCGAAGTATATACGAACGGTGTTTTCGGAGGACGTCGGGTCACTTCTCAATGAAGCGGTGGTGCCGGTGGTGGTCCGTGGACAGGATTATCGAACGGTTATTCAAAAGAGACTTAAAGGATTGCTATATGACTGACGGGGAGAAGCTTTTGCTGGCCATCGTAAACAGGAGAGACCTGAAAACGCTGTCCAAAGTCCGAAGACACTGGCTCGACGGTTCCGAGGTGGTCCAGCATCGGTTCATTGTAGACTACTACAAGGACAGCGGTGAGTTCGTCGGTGCGAAGGCTTACTGCGAGAAGTTCGGTTTGGATGCTTCCGAAGTGGACGCACGTCCGACGTATTATTTGAGAATCGTTCGCGAGAGGTATCTCTTTACGCGAATATCGGAGGAGATACCGAAAATCGTAAAGGGCCTGAAAGGAGACCCTAATAAAAAGCTGTCCGATCTCCGTACTCTCGTTTCGTCGCTGTCGAACGACGGTATGGAGACGAAGGACGTTCTCTATTCGGACGATACCGACAAACGTCGTACCGATTACGAGGAGAGGGTCGCTACAAAAGGTGTCACGTATCTCAGTATGGGTGCTGAGGCTTTGGATTCTACACTGTACGGTTACAGGAACACGGACTTGATTACGATCGGTGGTCGCGCCGGTCAGGGAAAGACGTTTTTGATCGTGTATCTGGCAATACTTCTGAACAAGGTCGTAATGAAACTTCGTGAGGAAGGTACGTCGATCGGGGACATACTGTTCATCTCGAATGAGATCGGGGAGGACGAACTTCGGGAGCGGTTCGATGCGATCATGTTCAAGCTTCCTTACGGAAGGTTCCTCAAAGGAGAACTTACGGAGCGTGAAAAGTCGAGGTACTATCATGGTCTGGATTCTTTGAAGGAATCTTCGTCCGCGATACGCATTGTGTACAGCTGCGCGACGATCGACGAACTCACGGCATTGGTCGGTCTGTATAATCCGGCGCTTATATTCGTCGACGGTTCGTATCTGCTGGAACCTTCCATTCAGGAGGGTTGGGAGAAGATCACCTACATCACACGTAATTTGAAACGTTTGGCCAAAGAGACGAAAACGCCTATCGTGAACACTACTCAGATGCGTCGCGGAAGCGGTACGAAAGCCTCTAAGGACGGTTTATCCGGTCAGGATGATTTCGCGTATGCGAGTTCGTTCGTGCAGGATTCCGATATTGCGCTTCGAATGTTTCAGGACGCGGATATGAAGTTCTACGATCAAGTCGGTCTGGAACTCGTAAAGGGAAGACGTGCTGCGGCAGGTACCACGTACATCTTCCAGAACAACCTTGAAAAAATGGACTTTTCCATAAAACTCAGCGCCTCGTATGAAGACGATACCACAGTTGCTACAACGGTTAGACCCGAAGTCGGAATATGATACTACGGTGGGTTATGGGATTGTGTCTGTCGGTAAGGGGGTTCCTTACGATGTGCTGGTTGAAGGTAGGTTCCGGTTTTTCGGCTGGACTTTCATGGTTCACCGAGACCCTAACAACCCTGAACTTTACGCTGTCTCTGAGGCTAAGACGGGGGCTAACATCAGCTGTTACGGCTGTGCTACGCCCGAGAAGGCGGTCAGGGAGGCGGTGAACGTACTGTGGAGAAGACGATACATGCTTCATACGAGTATTATGGACATAGTAGTCGGTAGACATATCGATTTCGAAGCTAAAAACAGAGGGTTGTCCCTCGGTATCGATGTAATGACATGGAATTTATAAAAGAACTGGGTACGCATCGTACCTTCTGCGAAATTTTCGGGTGGTACGCCGTATCGATTCACTACGACACGGTATTCTGGGTGGACGGCATAAAGTACTGTATCGGAAGCAGGGATGACGCTCCCGAGTACCGGTGGGTGTTCGAGATGGAATCCGGTGCCGCATGTGCACCTGCTGCCGAGGATAACTACAAGGGAAAACGGTATACCGATATGGAACTCGTCGAAATATTTCTCCGCCGTAAGAAGGAGGCGGAGGATTCCGGTGACTGCGTTCCTTACAGGGTTGCCGATTTCAATAATGTGAACAAAGCATTCATGGCCTTATGGGAAGTAACGATTCTAAATTAGGAGACCGCTTGCTGCTTGCGGGTATCGTAATCGGTGCGGTCGTGGTGGTCTCGTGGGTGGTCGCGCCGTTGTTCTACGCAGCTCCGCTGCATTTCTATGCGCGCTTCGCGCTCGCACTGTTCGCGGTGTTGGTCTTTGCGGTGCTGAGGATGTATAATGCCGTAGTAGGGAATACGCGGTATAACATTCACTTGATAAAGGCTATTACGGAGCTTAGGAAGTCACTCGTTCCGCTCGGTACGTTGATACAGACACACAAAACTGCGCTCGGTGTCAATGGAACGAAGGTGAAGTCGGCGACAGACTCCGTGGAGCGCCTCAGGGAAGTTATTGAAAGTCTCAGAACGAAACGATGACCGAGCTTTTGAAAGTATTGGAGGACTATGATCCCGTAAGAATGTCCAACGGACAGATACGGTGCATGTGTCCTTTCAGGGAGAATCACCCCGACGGCAGTGGTAGAAAGTCTTTTTTTCTGTCCCCTGAACTCGGGGTGTTCCATTGTTTCTCGTGCAATGCGAAGGGGAGCGCCGTAAGACTGCTTACTCGGAGATTCGGTGTGAATTACTTCGACGCTATGGAAATGGTTAATCTGGCCAGCATAGTCGGGGATAAACCCAAGAAAGCCGAATTCGAATTGGACAAGTCCTTTACGGTGACACCTCCGAAATATTTTCTCGACAGGGGATACAAGGAGGAAACGCTCAGACACTTCCGCTTCGGCGAAACCGATGACGGGTGGATGATTATCCCGTTTTATCGCGGCAGAGAGCTGGTCGGTTTTCAACAACGAAAACAGACTCCTGACAGAATTGTTCGAAACAATACGGGGTTCAACAAAAAGGAGTATCTGTACAACTACGACGACGGGTACGATTACGCGATAGTCGTGGAGGGTTATTCGGATGTGCTCCGGCTGTACGAACACGGGTACAATGCTACGGCTGTTCTCGGTGCTGACGTAAGCCGGTGGCAGGCGCAAAAAATTTCCGAGTTCGAGCACGTATATCTGGCATTCGACAACGATGACGCCGGAAGACGCGCTACGGAGATCGCCTATTGGCAAGTGTCTCCGCATACGGACGTAAAATTGATACCCTACCCCACGAAAGACCCCGGTGAGTGCGTGGATAAACGAACGTGGGCGGAGAGTTTTCGCGATGCCACGGACTACGCCGAATACGCTACCTACATGGCTATGTATTGGGACGGTTACATAGAGATGCGCGAGAAGGTGAAACGCGATCTTAAACACAGGGCGGAAGATGATAGTCGATAGTTTGTTCGTCGAAGAAGACAGGCTGATATGTGTCGTCGCTACGTCGAAACTTACCGATGAGGACAGGGATTCACCGGTACATTTGTACGGAGAAGACAATATCGAGTACGTGAGTGTCCGGTATCCGGGTGCCAAGAAATCTCGAAAACTCGTAAATTACGCATGCGGCGCCGCTGTTATTGAAGCCACGTTCTCAGCTGACGGATCATCGAAAGTGCTCGCGAAAATCTCCGTGGACGACCTCGACCAGTTCTGCCGACAGTTTCCGGGAGTGTGGTTCGACTGCATAGACGCTACTGCGAGAGCCTTCGACGAGGTGTCTCCCAGTATGGACGAGGACTTTTCGGTTACGACGTACGATGCTGGAATCATGATGGATGCTATCGTAGTTTCCTCGGAGGTGCTCTTTCTGACACCGCATACGCAGAAGTCGGTATGCAATCTTATCGCACGGAGGTTGTACGATAATTTCAGTAGGTACGTTGAGGAGGTGCATTCTGACGGTAAGACGAAATGCGTGCTGTATGTGAAAACCGCGTCGAGTGAACCCGAGTAAACTTTGGACGTTTGGAAATAATAGTTACTTTTGCTATATTTATAACGGATGCAAATCCATGTCGGGTTATAAGTAACCCCGCAGGTAATACAATACCAACTAATAATAATTAAACGTTATGCCATCATTGGAAGGGTCTCCCAGAAGGAGACGTGTCTCGGAGGAAACATCCGAAAGAAGCACCTCCGGTTGGGGTGCAGTCGCCCGCCGTCAGGCAGAGATCGCTGAACGACGGAGTGGAATGGAAAACCAAGTAAAGGAGTTCTATTTGAAGGACGGTGAATCGGCCACGATTCAGTTTCTTCATGACGAGCCGTATTGTTACGACGCACATAGCGTGCGCGACAAGAACGGTCGCTTCTCCGTAGTCCCGTGTCAGCTGAACACGCAGAGACGTTGCGAGATGTGTTCTCGCGGTATCAAACAAACGTGGAGGGCCGCATTCAAGATTCTCGACTACCGCGGTTCGTGGGACAAGGACAAAAAGAAGTTCACCTACGACAAGCCGGTCGAAAAAATCTGGAAGGTCGGTGCCACGATCGCCAACCAGCTCAAATCGATCCGCGATCGTCGTGGTAAGGAACTAACGGAGATGGTTCTCGAAGTCACCCGTTCCGGTTCGAACACGGACACGACGTACAATTTCGAACCGGCGTTCGATGACGACGATCGCAAGAGAAGTCCTATTCCGTGGAAAGAGGAGACGCCTCCTGTCGAGACGTTGTGCCAGCCTCCCACGGATGACGAGATCGACGCCTCGGGCTATTCCGATTATATGTAATGACAGGGAGCTTATCGCTCCCGTCTTTGTCTTACTATCATGAGAAAACTCGATCTATATAAAGGTAAGGGTCTTCTGTTGTCCAGTGCCCGCGAATTGGAGGAGTACTTCGAGGGTCTCGAATCCGGCGGACTTCTTACGTGGGACTGGGAGACTACCGGTTTGGAGTACGACAGTATTCCTTTGGGTCTCGCGCTTCACCAACGCGGTAAGGAGCCGTGCTTCTGTCCGGTCGACTACTTTTTCACGGAGGCCGTTTCTATCGGAGACGTCGTAGAGCTGTGCAACAAGTATTTTCCGCGGTTCCGCATGATAGGACACAACACGAAGTTCGACAGCATGATAAACATCATGCAGGGAATCAAGGATGAGAACTGTCCTATCTTCGCGGATACGCTTACGATGGTTCATTTGTACGATCCCGCACTCGATATGCAGCTCGAAACTCGTGTCGCCGAGGACTTCGGTTACAGGAAGCCTACGTTCTCGCAAAAGTGCGAGGAGGCTTTCCCCGGGAGTAAACGCGGTCAGTGGAAGTGGAGCAAGATAAACTGGTCGGTGTCCGGTAACGATCTGTTGTCGATTCTTGCGGCGTATGCTTGCGAGGACGCCTATTGGGAGACAAAAATGTACTACCACTACCGCCCGAAACTGGATGGTGACGCGATGTGGGTTCTCGAAAATATCGAGATGCCGCTGGTAAACATTCTTCGCGATATGAAGATACGGGGTGTCCTTATCGACGTTCCGTTTCTGCGGTCGCTGGGAGAGGTGGTCGATGTGAAACTCGCCGAACTTAGGGAAGCCATCTACGCGGAGGCCGGTTGCGTGTTCAATCTGCAATCGTCACCGCAGAAACAGAATATTCTGTACGACAAAATGGGACTTCCGGTTCTCAAAGCCACCAAGTCCGGCGGGCGAAGTACGGATTCCGACGTTATGGAGATGCTCGCTGACAAGGGGTACAAGATAGCCGAGTATTTCGTGAAGTATTCCGAAATCCAGAAACTCAATTCGGGGTATATCCAGTCGATTCCCGCACTGGTCGATCGACACAACGTGTTGCGTGGAGACCTGAATTCGAACGGTACCAAAACGGGAAGATTCTCGTCGCAGAATCCCAATCTGCAAAACCAGCCGAACAATCATGACTTTCCGATACGGAGGGCATTCATACCGCGTCCCGGGATGGTTTTCCTGAATTACGACTACTCGCAATTGGAGCTTCGCGTTATGGCGCACGTAAGTCAGGACAAACACTTTTTGGAGGTATTCCGAAACGGTGAAGACCCGCACGGGGACGTGGCTCGACGATTGGGAATCCCCCGAAGGGGTGCGAAAGTCGTAAATTTCGGAGTTCTGTACGGTATGGGTTCTGAAAAACTTGCCAAGACGATCAACGTTTCCACGAAGGAGGCCGACAAGATCATCAACGTCGACTATCTGAGAACGTATGCGGGTTTCGCTGCATGGAAGGTTCAGACAGAGAACTTCGCTAAGCGGTATGGTTTCGTAAAGAACATCTTCGGTCGCATACGCCGGTTGCCGAATGCTACGAAGGGGCCTCTTGAAAGAACACCTAAGGAATTCTACGGTGCTCTCAGACAGTCTGTTAATACGATTGTGCAGGGAAGCGGTGCTGACATGGTTAAGCTTGCCATGATTAAGATGGCTACTCGTTTCAAGGAGGAGGGAATCGACGCGCATTTGGTGTTGCAGGTTCACGATGAAGTTCTTGTCGAAGCATCGATAGCTGATATGTATCGTGCGCAGGAGATCGTTATCGACAGCATGGAGAATGCAGTAAAATTGAGTGTTCCGATGCTGGTTGACGGTAAGATTATTACGAACTGGTCCGAGATGAAGGATGACGATATGCCGAGTTTCCCGCTTCGGTTCGATTATTCACTTTACGCTACGCTGTTATGATCTACGAGGATGAGGAAAACCCCTACGAGGGGGAGGATTACGAAGACGAATATTTCGACGATGGTACTGACCAGAACGATCCCGATGACGGAGATTACCCGGATGACGGTACCGACGAGGAATATGACGAAGTGGAGGATGCCCTGTCGGAAGCCGCAGCTATCGACGGTGGTTTGCAAGACGCTATTCTAACAACCATTAACAGTTTTTTCTAATGCCTAAGAAAGCCGTCTCGTCATTCGCGGCGATGTACGAGAAATTCAACGATACGATGGGATCGGGTGTGATACATACCGCATCCAAGATGCCTCCGTGCCGCAAGATAAAGAGCGTTATCCCGATGTACAACTACGTGACGACCGGTGGGTTTCCCATAGGACGCATCATCGAACACGTAGGGCCGAACGGTTCACTGAAAAGTTACGCCGGTTACGATGCGTTGGCTAAATTCCAGCATTACGACTGGGCGAATCATGTGGAGAACGCCTTCGCGTCGTTCGAATGCGACGGAGAGGGTGAGATCAAGGAGATCAAAAGTTATACCCTGCGCAAGGGATACAAACCCGAGCGTGAACCCGAATTCCGGTACTGCGTGCTGGTCGATCTCGAATCGACGTACACGCCCGACTGGGGGAAGCGATTGGGAATAGACAATGACGCCTTGATACTGTTCCGTCCGTCGTCGCTGTCGCAGGCGGTAGACGCCATGCAGATATTTCTGGCCGATCCTAACATATCGTTCGTCATGCTGGACAGTCTTTCGGCGATCGGTACCGATGACGAGATGGAGAGTTCTATGGAGAGTAACCAGATGGCTTCCGGTGCCCGTTTTTGGAGCCGCGCGTTCAGAAAGTTTCTGTCGGCGATGATCGAAAACCCCAACAAAGGGGAATCCACGCTGTTATACATAAATTCGCTGTACCAGAAGACCGGTATCCCCTACGGGAATCCCGAAATGATCCGCAACGGAGACCAGATCGCACGTGCGAAAACGTTGTCCGTGAAGTTCAAGGCGTTGAAGGAGATTCAGGGAAAGACCGACACCGGGGATATTGTGACGGGGCAGAACATCGCTTTGGAATGCCTCAAAAACAAGGTAGGCATCGGTAAACGAAAGGGCAGTTTCTACTACGCCTACGTGGATGACGGTGTGGTACCTGCTTACACGACGGACGTAAACAGTCAACTGATCGATCTGGCGATGCGCTTCGGTCTTATCGAACGCAAGGGAGCATGGTATATCTGGGGTGACTTGCGTGTGCAGGGCCTCGATAACTTCGTGACCGAGGTGGTGTCGAAGGGAAAACTCGCGGAGATCGAATGTGAGATCGATGCCAAGATAAGCGACACTTCGTTATGACGTACCCGAACTTCTACTTAGAAGGAACCTGTGTGACGTTTACCCAAGAGCAGTGCGAAAGACTGTTCAAGGGTAAACGTCCTATTTCGTGGAACTGGCTCCGCAGAAGAATAAAGTCGCAGATTCCCCAGCTGTACGATGCACTGTCACTCGACCTTTGCACCTTCTACGAGGACAAGACGTATTCTACAAAGACGCATTACATCTTTACGCATTCCGCGACGGATTACTTCCTTCGCAAGGTCTGATTAAAACAACGGCTATGTTCGTACATGCTTGCAAGTGCAGGGTATTCATCCCGTGCCTCGGTTTCAAGAGGTACTTCCTTCGTCTGGGATATTCGGTGTTTTCCGGTTCAATGAATAATACGACACTGTATGCGCATCCTACGGAAGACGGTGCAGTTCTTACTGATATTCCCGACGAAACATACATACATACATACATACATACATACATAGATTGCAGTAGGAACGTAAAACTGTTCAAGGCTATCGCTGCGATAAATGATGCTACGGATTACGGACAAGTATTCGTGTCGCATTCCGGTTGGACACTCTGTCCGTTCGATACGTTTCCGATGACACCTAAGACGGAGGGTTTTCGTAAGGCTACTGCGGAAGAACTCATTCAAAGAATCGATGAAATATGCTTTTAGGACTCACTGTTACGCTTCTCAGTATTTGGCTCGTTTTGCTGATCGGAGAAACTGTTATATGGAGTGATAAGTTTAGGGACGTGCCTAAGATCACGATTATTCGGTTTATGTGGATATACGCGGAGGTACTTATGATGTGTTTGTCGGCGTTGGTGGGTATTTTTTCGCTTCTGTTTTTATGATTGCTCCGTATTTGCTTTTCGTGTCAGACACGCTGCCTCGGAATATTCGTGCGAATGAATGGGGCGTGGTCGTTAATCCGTATAGACTACATATTTCGGATAGCTCCCGACAGGAGGTCACACTTAGGTTCATTTGTGTAGACGGGTGGTGGTTCGGAGATGTGGACTACCGGTTGCGAGTTACAGGGAATAGACTTTCCCCGATCAAGTATGATGCGCCGAAATACGAGAGTCTGCAACGATTTATAGAATTCTGCGTCGACAGCTTAGAGTATACGCTGTCTAAAAATCCACGGAGTTCCTTTCTGAGAAAGGTTCTTCCGATGATCCGCAAATTGTCGACGATGACTGAAAAAGAGATCATGCAATATGCCGAACAAGAACTTCCCTTGTAAACTTCCCAAATACGCCGGCAGATTGTTCGGCGAGGAACAAACTACTCGTGCGCGTTCCGGCAGACAGGAGAGTAGGATCGCACGCGAACTGAAAGGACGTGTTACGATCAATTCCGGTGCTACGTTCGGACAGAACGACGTGTTCACGGACTACTGCGAAGTAGAAGCCAAGACTACCGGTAAGGAATCCTTCTCGCTGAAATTGTCCGACTGGCGGAAACTCAGGAAGAAGTGTTCCACGACTAAGATTCCCATACTGGTTGTCGACTTCGAGAGTTCTAAGGACAGTCTCGCGGTTCTCCCCTACGACGATTTGCGATACCTTATAGAGAAGGTGAATCGTGAAACGGACTGAACGCGAGACGTTTGGATAAGTAAATCCGAATCCCTATATTTGCTACGAAACGACAAAAACAATCCCCACAATGAAGTACTATTTCGTAAAGACCCTTGAAGATAAGGGTCGCCCGCGTGTCCGTGCGTTATCCGGGCAAACTTTCGAGGATGGAACACCGGTTGACACCACGCTCAACGTCAGAGCCGACCGTGAGATTCGCACCCACTATCCTATGGGAACCGTCTACGGTGTCAAATCCCTTTCGATGTCCGCAGGGTTCCTTGACGTGGAACTCGACGGAGACTCTCGTCCGATGTGGCCGCTCAACGTTAGGTCTTACAAACTGGACTCCCACAAACCTCCCATCGAGATGGTAAAGGCATACGAGGAGTTCATAGGTGTCTCGACGAAGACACCCAAACCCTCTACCGACAGGTCGGTCTCTGTAAAGAGCTATCTGGGCCGTCTTATGGGAAACAAACGGTTCGCACCTCCTACGATCGAAGGACAGGGGTTTTTTGTAAACTCGTCGCAGTGGTATCTGTTGCTTCGGAATGTCCAGAATCAGGTAAACACGATTCTGCTCGGTGCCACCGGTACGGGAAAAACCGAATTGGTCAGACTTACCTGCGACAGACTGGGTATCGAATGCCACGTGTATGATATGGGCGCCATGTTAGACCCTATAAGCGGTCTTTTGGGCGTGCACCGTTTGTCGGAGGGCGGTTCGGTGTTCGACTACGCGAAATTCACGCAGGACATCCAGAAGCCGGGGGTGGTTCTCCTCGACGAGCTGTCACGCGCTGCGGTGTCGGCGAATAACATTCTGTTCCCGTGCCTTGATTCCCGCAGGGAGCTGCCCGTTGAAATAGCAGGAGGAGGAGGAGGAGGAGGAATGCGGTCTATACCGGTGCACCCGGACTGCTGCTTCGTCGCTACGGCGAACGTCGGTGCGGAGTATACCGGTACGATCGCTATCGACAGGGCGCTTATGAATAGATTTTTTCCGATAAAGCTCGACTATCTGCTGCAACCCGATGAAGTTCGGCTGCTGGTAAAACGTTGTGCGGTCGATACGGACAGTGCCCGAAAAATCGCTGCCGTGTGCAAGGAGATACGCGAGGCGTTCGACAAAGGGGAGCTGTCATGCGCGATGTCTACGAGAGAATCCCTTATGGCGGCTGATCTCGTCAAGGACGGTTGGTCGCCTCTCGAAGCTATGGAACTGGTGTTCCTTCCGCTTTACGAGGGAACGGACAGCGAGGGTGAACGCGGTATCGTGCGTAGACTTATAATGAGCCGTTAATATGCGACACGAAACACTGACACGCGAGGAGGTCGACGATCTTATAAAGGACTGGTTCCAAAGAGATGGTGATGCGTTCGTGCACACCGGTACGGTCGACCGCGTAGGCTGGGAGAGCACACTCGACGCCGGTGAGAGCTATTCCGCATACCTTATCGAGGCTCCTACGCTGAGCGATCTTATACGGAGGGCATATCCGTTGGCTAATGATATGCTGGTGGCTATGAACTTGCCTAAGAAGGTTCACGTGAAGATACACAACGGTGGAACGCACTGTACCGATCTTAAAACGGTATGTTTGTCGACGGACTTTTTCGACAATAAGGAGCTGTCTGTTGGTGAGAAGCTGGACATATTCCTCGGTGCTGCCGTGCACGAGGGGTGCCACGTACTGTATACCACGACTCTACATGCGACTGACAATAAGATTATACATTCGTTGTGGAACGTCATTGAGGACGAACGTATTGAGCGTCGGTTAGGTGACGATAAGCCGGGTTTTTCACGATTCCTCGAAAAACTTCGCTACTACTATTTCGATTATGTCTATTTGGAGGGTGGCGTCATTGATGACGTAGAGAAGAAAGATGACGCGGGAAGATTTCTCGATCTGCTGCTGCGCATTATCCGTTATCCGAAATACCTGAAAGAGTCGGACTTTGAATATTTCGGTGCCTACCTGATGGACATTAAAGAGATTTTGTCCGAGTTTCCCGACAGTACGGAGGAATCTCTGCGGTGCGCTCGTGAAATATACGAGGTCATAAAGGATATGTACAGGGACGCCGATAAGGAGTCTACCGACAAGGAACTCTCGGATAAAATCGAAGAGGACGCTTCTGAGGTTACCGAGAAACTTCGTGATCTTCTCGGTTCCGCTACTGCTGACGAGAAACCTGCGGGTGAAAGTTCGATAGATGACACGAAAATGTCCGATGCCGTCAAGAAGGACGATGGTCTTCTGGGTGATCTGTGCGAGGGTACTGTCGAATTGGGTTCTGCGAGGGAAACTTATTTCTATCCGGTAACTCCGAATAAGGAGAAGTATTTAGAGGCTCTTTCAAAAGTTCGCCGTTATGTACCAGCCATCTCTAAGATCATACGCGGTCATTGCAAGGAGTACAAATACATCCATCGTGGAATGCGTAGCGGTACTCTGGATACTAATAAACTGGTAGAAGCTATTCAAGGGGTTCCTTCTGTATATATCCGTGAGGGGGAGGTTCGTTCGGATCGTGTCGCTGTGTGCGTACTGATCGACGAAAGTGGATCGATGCGTGGTTCCCGCATAGAGGCTGCACGGGAGGCTGCTGTACTTCTCAACGAGGCCATAGGTAGTATTCCGCAGGTAGAATTATTCATATACGGTCACACGGGAGATGTGCGCAGCGATCATTCTACGGAGATGCACGTGTACCGCGAGGGGAGGAACGCCCCGAAGTACGCGCTGGGTGCTATTGAGGCACTTTCTCAGAATAGGGATGGTATCGCTATTGTCGAATGTGCCAAGAGGGTTCGCGGTCATACGAATTTACCGGTATTGTATTTCATACTGTCAGATGGTTCTCCGTGTGCCGCCGATTATGGCGGAGATGCCGCGATGAAGCATGTACGACAATGTGTGCAGGAAGTTGAACGTATGGACTTCACTGTGGTTCAGGTGTGCATCAATCACAGCTATCCGCCTGAAAAGATGTTCAGACGATATATCATTCTCGAAGACATGTCCACGCTTGCGGTATCTTTGGGAAGGGTTCTTAAAAAGGCGACTATGCGCGCCACGACGAATAGGGTGTACTAATGCCGCGAAAAAGTCCTATATTTGTAGACGAGATTAGGTATTAGTCAGGGGGAGGAGTGGTTTCTTTCGTGGGGATTGTGACCCCCCCCCTACCGGTTCCGTAGCTTAATAGGATCAAGCAACAACCCTCTAAGTTGTAGAATGCGGGTTCGAATCCCGCCGGAACCACGAAAACAGTATGACATGGGAGAGATAAAAACCACCCGACGAACGAGTATCGCAAGGATGCTCCGAAAGGAGACCGGTACGGACGGTCAGAAGATAACGAATGCGATCGACAAGGCGTTGACTACGGATGCTGCGTCGGTCGGTGTGTTTTCGTTGCGCGGTATACGCAATGCTGCGAAGGAGCTTATGGAGGCTACCGAGGATTTCGACCGAAAAGAGTTTTTCGATGCGTTTTTTCGGCTGTATGGTCTGTGTACTGCACCTGACGTTCGCGCACGTGGCGTATTTCACCCTTCATCGCTTCAATCTGCGTGCCCGCGTTCGCTGGTGTACGAATTGTCCGACGTACCGCGAGACGCTGTGAAATCGTCGATAACCGGTGCCCTGCAAAGGACGTTCGATCTTGGGTCGTGGTTTCATTTATACACGCAGAATATACTGCTGAAACTCGGTTATTTGGAAGCTGCCGAAGTACCGGTAGTGAACGAGGCGCGTTACATAAACGGTAAGGCCGATGGTGTGTTCGCATGGGACGTGTTCGGTGAGAAGGTCGTTCTCGAAATAAAGACCATGAATGATATGGTATACCAGAGGGCTATTTTCAAACCGTTTCCGAAACACGAGTTTCAAGCCTCCCTGTATGCACGGGAACTCGGTGCCACGAAGATTCTCTATCTGTACTTCAATAAGAACACTTCGGCCATGAAGGAGTTCCTGCTTCCACTGAACGAGTCGATGCTCGCGCAGGCGGACAAAATAATGGGCGGTACGATCGAACATGTAAGAAACGGTACGGTTCCCGACCGAAGCTGTCCCGACAGCTGTTGCGACGCTGCATTCGATTGTCCGTTCAGAAGCCACTGCTTCGGATTGTAGACACCTAATCTCAAAAACAATATGAAAAAGATTCTTTTATGCCTCGTGGCACTGCTGTGCGTGACGGTAGTCTCGGCACAGGAAGACGACCTTACGCCGGTAGAACTGGCCCTTATGGTCGGTAAGACTAATGACGCTATCAAGGCTCGTGCGGAGTACGTCGATACGATGCCCTCGGGCGTCGAAGTGTATCGACGCATCAATGCGTATGACAAGATTGAGGTAGCCTATTACTGTACGTTCGACAGTAGCGGGAGACTGGAAAACGTGTGGTATAACACTCCACATGCGTTGGGCTGGGAACTTAGTTTCATTCTAAGTGACTACAAGGATGAGATCGGTAAGGGTAAGAACGAAAAGTACAATCCGATGTTGGAACTTCACATGCGCACCACGTATCCTTTTAGAAATACGTGGGTGGTATTCGACCATGCCGAACAAAGAGTGTACATCTACAAGAAGAAATAGCTATGCCTCGCCGAATTCCGGAGAGAGCTACGAACCCTCTCGAATTGTTCAGAAAACAATTCACGGAGGTACCTTCCCCTGTGGGGGGACTTCCTACGATGTCCACGCGCATAGCGGATATTGCGTCGGATGATCTCGGTGATCTTATCGCACGCTATACCGCGTGGAGGGAGTTCACCGAAGACCGCCATCTGGAAGCGTGTGCGGTATACGCGCAGGTGAAGTCGGAGTACGATTTGGAGATCGACCGCTTCATTGCCGAAAGTCGCAGGAGCATATCCGCGACGGACAAACGTGCGATGGCCCACGTACATGTTACCGAACTCGGACTTACCAAGAAGCTCGATGAGGCTGGTATCTACCGTGATCTTTTGGCCGGAAAACTCGATTCTTTCAGTAACGTTCTGACTATGCTCAGCAGAGAACTCACCCGTAGAGGGGTTATGAACGGATAATTATGGAAAATCTTGCATTTTCATTCGACGCAAGTTTCGGCGATTTTCTGACAACTCTCGCACGCGAGAAGATCATGACGGAGTACGATCTCGATGCCGCCGTTAAGATTTTGACCGATTCCCTCTCTGGGATGAGTAGAGATCAAGCGTTGCACATTCTCAGTGGCGAGTGCGATCTCTCTGTTACATCTGACGGAAGTCTTACGATCGTGGCTGCATCGAAGGATCGCAAATTCTCTCTATTCGACTGGTTGCGCTCCGAGAGATCGTCGTTGGAGGATTCATGCGAAACATGGTGGAAGACTGCCACCACGTATCGAGACGACTTTTCTAAGCAGACGATACAGGTAACGCTTTTGCAGGCGTGGTCGATGTTGGTCGGTTATCCTGCCTACGGAGTACTCAAAGAATTCGACGAAGTAAAGTGGCTCAGGTCGGTTCAGAAGCAACTACACATGTTTCTTAAAAAGTACTTCGAATTCGGTGTTCTGTGGGACAAAACGATACAGGCGTACCCGGAGATGTTTCAATTAAGACCGTGGTGTAATTGTGAGGAGTTTTCAAGACTACTCTTGGAAGTCGAATCACTGCAACATGGCCGTACCCCCAAAGTGGATTATGAATTGGATCGTTACATCTCCTCGGAACTCATGAACCGGACTATCAAGATAGAACCCGTCGATATAACGGGAGACTACGACGCCGGATGGCTTTCTCCGAAAGGAGAGTTCTACGGATTGCGCGGTACGAAAGCGAATCTGCTCCATATAACCATAGCGAATGCACTTATCGAGAATGGGGTGCTCCCTTCGGAGTTCCCCGACGGTGTTACTTCGGTTGACAGACTTCTCGAAGTTCTCGGATGGTTGAAAACAGAGAAGAACACTGTTATATACGGTGGTTACTGGGTAGACCCAATTGTACCCGTCACCGATGAACAGATCGAGGCTTTGTGCCGGTATGCCGACGCGGTGTATGGAGGTTTCGTTATCATTGACGGGAAATCGATAAGCTCCTATACATTGCGAAGTACGGAACCGATCATGCGCAGAAAATGGTTCAGATAATCGGTTTGCATTTTTAATGGAAATGGACTATATTTGTCGAAGACCATCAAATATTAGACCATGCCCATTCTTAAAGAAGTATTACACCGAAAACGACCTCCGAAGGAACAGGTACGCAGTAATGGTATCGTCGTAAAGCATCCGACGTCTAAAAATACATGGAAGGAATTCGAACGTCGGGTTGCAAGTTTCTTTGGAACTCGACGTGTTCCTTTATCCGGTAGCAACAGCGGGCACGGTACGAATAGCGATTCACTGCATCCTGAATTGTACATAGAGTGCAAAGTACGCCAGAAGTCGTCGCTATGTACCTTGTTTCGGGATACCGCATTCAAGGCGAAGGCTGAAAACAAACTTCCGATCGTTGCGATAAAACAGAAGAACGAACGGGGGTATCTTCTGGTAATGCGCCCGTGCGATTTGGAGGAGATCGTCGAAATACGCATGCGGAGTATAAAAGATGCCGAATAATTTTTAGGAAACGATTTTCTGATTATATTTGTAACGTTCAAGGTTATTTGGTCGAAGGCTTTACGGTATCAATTATGGAGATCGATATTGAAACAAAGACGGTAACTCTTAGGTGTAAATCGTCCACGGATGCCAACAAACTGGCTGGAAGTATATTTTCCGTCCGACAGGTTAATCCCGAATCGAGGATCATAATCCGTGTTATCGGTGCAGGTGCTCTTAATCAAGCCACGAAAGCCTGTATTCTGGCCAATAAGTACTTCATCAAACAGGGTGTAACCCTTGCACTGCAACCGTCATTTCAGACGGTAGAGGATTTCACCGCGATCGAGTTGAAAATCATCTTCATCAAAAACTGAGAAAGTTTTTTGGAGATAATCATTTTTTAACTACATTTGCAGTAGCGGTTATTACGGCTAATCGCTTTACAAAATAATACGCCGAACGTAAAATAGCTTTCAACTATGGCACGTAGAGCAGCAACTCCCGCTCCGGCACCCGCTCGTGGTGGTCGTCGGGCAGCAGCCCCCGCTCGTGGTGGTCGTAGAGCAGCCGGTGGCGGCCGTGCCGCTGCCAACACCGCTTCGAAGTCGTAATTCGAGACGGGCGACACCAAGATACCCCTGCACGCTATGTTGTAGGGGTATCGTTTTTCAAAGACTGATCGTAACACACTGAATTTATGGAGAAGAAAGTACTGTTGTTTTCCGGTGGCTTCGATTCCATGTTGCAGGAGTGGCTGATAAAACCGGACATTCTTCTGTATGTGGATATGCGGACGTCATATTCCGACCGTGAGATAGAAGCCCTCCTTCGACTTCCTGACCACTATACGCACAGGATGCGTGTTATTCATTTTCCGCTCGGAGAATACGAACGTGATAACAAGTATCTGCCGTATCGGAACATGTTTTTGGCCGGTCTCGCGATGCAGTACGGGCAACATGTGTACTTCGGTTTCAATGAAGCAGATGATGCACCGGACAAAGACGATACGTTCATCCGAAGACTTACGACGTTGTTTCGCCACCTGAATAAACACTGCATCGGAGATATGGGGTGGGAGACTACGAATTTCAGTTTCTCGGCCCCGTACAAACACCTGACCAAAACGGAGATGGTGGCGGAGTGTCTGAAACAGGGTATGCCTGTCGATTGGATTCGCGGTATTCGTTCCTGCTATGATTCCGAGAGCGTCATCGGTTGCGGTGTGTGTCGTCCGTGTGTGAATCGCGCCGTAGCGCTTATCAATAACGGAATATACTCACCGGAGCTGTTCGACACTCCCATAACTGCGGATCGAATAGCCGATCTTATGAAAGAGACCAGAGAATACGACGGGGGAAATTATTCCAAGAGATACTATGCCGATCTCCAAAAGGCTAAGCGACTACTCCGCTGAGAGTAATAAGGCGGTATTGTTTTTCTCCGCTTCGTCCACGGGTGACACGGAGCAATTGCTCGACTTCGGAATCCGTGAGATTCTTGTATCATATTATTATATGCGGAAAAGTCTGCCGTATTACGAAAAAGTTCTCGACGAACTGCAAAAATGCGGCGGACTGTTTATGACCGATTCGGGAGCGTTCTCCTTTATGGGTGGCGTAGGTGCTGATATTTCGGAGATGACTTCTGAAAAGTACTGGATTCCCTATCTTACGGAGTACGTCGACTGGTTACGTGCGCACAAGGATAAGATATTCTGCGCTGCTAATCTCGATCTGGATAAACTGGTCGGTAGGGACGTAGTACGCCGGTGGAACGAGGAATATTTCGAACCTCTTGAAAAGGAGGGTCTGCAAATCGTATACGTCGCCCATGAAGGAGAGGGAGACCCGCATGCGATCAAACATTTCAGAGAGTACTGCAAACGATACCGATATGTTGGAGTAAACCAAACACACAAAGACTACGCCGCTAAATTCTATCAAGCGGCGAAGGAGCATAACGTGCGCGTGCACGGTTTCGCATGGACGGAACTTAACATACTGAAACACTATCCTTTTTTCAGCAACGACAGCACCACATGGTTGGGAGGTGTTCGGTACGGCACTACTTATGACTACGACGGTAAGAATTTCAGAACGATCGACTATAAACATAAACACATAAGAAAGCTGCGCGCTTTGAAATATAAAAAAATAGGCGTATCTTTGGATGACGTTCTTGGTGAGGAGAAACGAAAACCGATTAACCGAATGAACTTATTGGGTTGGATGGGCTTCCGAAGGGAGTTTCTTAAAATGGCCAACCTCAAATTGCACAACAGGACGGTAGCACATTACAAGTAGTTATGAGCGAGGATGCAGTAAGGGCACGAATCGATAAAATCCGGGAAGCCGGTAATGACGAGGAGAAACTCAAAGAGTGCCTGTGTTCGTTTTTCTTACGTGGAGACTGCCCGACTTGTGTCGGGTGTCTTCAAGAGATGGCCGATCTCAGAGAATGCCGAAAGTTCTACTTCGACCACATACGGGAGAATCCTATGGATATATGGTCTCCCGAATTCGAGGTAGCTAAGGTCATCTCCCGTGATAAGGTTTCTACGGGTGATCTGGTCGGTATCGGTATTCGCTGCGATAACTGCTATATGTCGGAAAAATGCCCGCTGTGCAAACCCGGGTACGAGTGCGGAATAGACTGGGGGAGTGAAAAACCATCGACGCCGGAAGCGTTCTACGAATTCCTCGTAACGATTCAGTATGAACGGGTGAAACGGGCGAGTGTATTCGAAAAAGTCGACGGAGGTGTACCGGATCAATTCCTATCCAACGAGATGGATCGTTTGTCCGGTTATATTCTGAACAGACTCGACCTTAACAGGGAGCGTCTGTCGGTTAACATAGAGGCTACCGGTTCGGCCGGAGGTAGTGCCGGTGGCGGTATACTCGCCAAACTGTTCGGCGGTGGCGGAAGTACGCTTCCCGCTTCGGAAGCTCCGAAGGAGATACCCGCCGAAGTCGTTAAACACGGAGAGATACCCGTTGCTGAGATCATAGAGGAGACCAAACGGGTTCCTCGTAAAGTTCCGAGAGTGAATGACGACAGTAAGTAAACATCTGCGCAAGGGGCGTAACAAAGTATCGGCTGTGCGACGACACTACCGAAAGGGTTCTACGCACAAGACCGTTAACGGGAAGAAGTTCGTGTACGTCGACGGTTTTTGGAAACACGATGACTACCCGAACGCTCCGAAACCGGGATGGTCTTACGAGAGGCTCCTCAAAGAGAGGGAGAAACTCGTAACCGATCTGCAAGACGGTTTGCAGGGACGCGATATTCTGCCTGCACGGAAATACGGTTTGCTTACGCGCAGAATCCGAAAAATAAACCGAATACTCGAATCAAGGAAATAACTATGGAAGCGTTACTGAAATCATTAGTGGGAAGCTCGATAGAGTACCGGGGTTCGGTACGGACTATCGAAGATGCGGCGTTCAAGTCCCGCACACTCCGTACCGAACGCGATCATATCAGGAAGTCTTTGGAGATGGGAAGTTCTCTGCCGGAGGATGTTCGGTTGATTCTATATACGGAACTTCTCGACTATTACCGGAACCAGCCGTACTATTTCGAGGTGCGCAGCAGTATCGTTTTCGGACGTGATCGCGCTAAGGTCATAGACATGCTTTCCCGACCGTCGTCCGAGAGACTCGACGAACTCGAAGTAAGACTTAGCTACGGTAGCAAGTATCCGTATCGTGAAGCCATTGTGTGCGCCTGCGGTTACTTTCTGCGACTGCACGAGAGATACTTAAACGTATTAAAACCGTATTTGACCGCCGGAGAACTTATAACTTGTATCTAAGATGTATAGAGTGAACACGATTTACCCCGCATTCATGGGGGAACAGAACTGTTTCGGGATCGGGCAACGCTGTGTGTTCGTTCGGTTCAGCGGATGCAACATACGGTGCTACGAGAGTACGCTCGGTGTGACGTGCGATACGCCGGAGGCACTGTGTGGTACGTGTGGTACAGATATGACTACGAAGGAGATCATTGAACGCCTCAGGGAGTATAACATACGGACGATATGTCTTACGGGCGGTGAACCACTGCTGCAAAAACCGATAGAGCTTCTGTCGGCTCTGAGCAAGAATGGCTTCGCCGTAGTGGTCGAGACGAACGGTACACTGTCTATCGAACCGTACAGACATGTGGAGAATATAAGTTTCGTGATGGACTATAAAGCACCGAGTGCAGGTGTTAAGAGTTTCTGTCACGAAAATTTTTATTACCTTCGCAAGAGAGACTACATCAAGTTCGTACTGTATGACGATGCGGACTACGAGGATATGAAGATCATCTGCGAACGGATGAAAGGAAAAGTGAATCTTGTTGCCGGCCTGTTTTGGGGAGCGAAAATAGGATATGTAGAACTTGCTAATCGTATTTTGCGCGACAGATTACCTTTGAACCTCAATATGCAGGTTCACAAGATGATGGTACTCTACGACGAGTACCCGGAAGCGGTAAGAACTCTTGCCGTTCCCAAAGAACTGTAAAACCTTAAATTTATCAGACTGATGAAAGAGAACGCTTTGGTTCTGAACGAGGCCGACAAGACGCTTATGTATCTCGTAGGCTGCGATGAAGGCGAGGTAACTAACTTCGCTAACATGATGTCGATTAAGACCCTTCCGGGAAGTACTTATCTCGACAAACTCAACAAGGGATTCTACCAGAAGGTTGCCGTTGAAGGTAAGGCATCCGACTGGGTTCGGCTTGCGGGTTCCAAACCCACGAAGTGCGCCGTATTCGCGATGGCGGAAAATACGTCGTACCTCGGGAAACGTGCCGTCGACTTGCAGGATCATATTGAGATCGGGGCTGACGACAAAGTTACCGGCAACCTTAAATACGTTGCCAAGTTCGTGAAGTTCAACGAGACGGTGAAGGCGGAACAGTCGGGACACTACCTGTTTCTGTACATTCCGTTGTCTCAGGTGGCCGACGTGCTGAAAACGCAGTCGGTGAAAGTCCAAGTGGACTCCAAGAGCGAGAAAACGTTCCCGCCCGAAGGGAAAGGACTGCCTCTGATCGTTCGTATTGCCGAAGGAACGAAGTCGATCAAGCTGACAGTCGTAACCGGTTCTGAATCCACGACACGTACTTTGAATGTGTCGGAGTTGAAACTTCTGTAAACTGGTACATCGCGATAATTTATCCTTAGATTTGCAATATTAAGAATTTACATTTATATTTGCAATGACTGGGTAATAGATGTCGAATCTAAAATTTTAAGCTATGGCTGCAATCAAGAATCTGGTTATTCTGAATCCGGCGGACAAAACACGGTTTTACTCCGTGGCTTCCGGTGAAGGAGCACCTGCTGACGTTACCGATGAGCTGATCGTGAACGTTAAGGATTTTCCCATCGGATCGCAATATACCGATGTCAGTGGCAAGAAGTTCTACGTCCGCATGGCGGAGGACAAGGCTGTCGCCGATTGGGTGGCTGTGAACGCTGGCGCATAACAAATCGGGAGGGAGTACGAGAGTGCTCTCTCCCTTTATTCGTTTTAGATGGCCTCTTTTATTCAATTACGTGGTGACACGATAGATCGGTTTCTCGAATTCGATCCGGTTCTGGGTCTCCGGGAACCTGCGCTGGTCTCTGTCGATGCAGAGAATGCGACGTTGTATACTCACATGAAAGTGGGTGATGGCGTGCATAAGTTCTCGGAGTTACCGCTTCTTGACTTAGGAGGGAACATAGTAAGCTACAACGACCTTAACGATCTGCCCTCTATCGGTGGGATTCAGATCAAAGGCGATCTTTCTCTTGAACAGCTCGGAATCGCATCTTCGGATGCCCTTAAAGAGCTTGATAAGCAATTCGTTAAATCGAAGTCCATCAGGGGTGTAGAAGTGCTGTTTGACAGTGAGGCACCCATGCAGAACGATGACGTTATGTACATCGAGGTTGCTCAGACAAATGGCGAATGATCGGAGAATACAACAAATAACGCTCAATGGGAAAACGATACCTCTCGACCGAATCAAGAAGATAACTCTCAACGGGGAGGTTCTTTGGCCAGTAGAGGGTTTCGAACGACACGTCCAGAGGGTTATTTTCAATGGGGAGGTCATTTGGGAACTTATAACGCTTTACCTGAATATTGAGAAGGAAATCGTTTGGCTCACCGAATACAACGACTACGAGGACACGAATAAAGTTATGACGAATACGACATTTGAAGTCGTATAATAATAATAATAATAATAATAATTAACTGTTATGGCAGACGTAACAAAAGGTCTTATTATAGTAAGTCCCGGTAGCGGGTCGGGTGACACCACCTTACGGGTGAAGGCTAAGACCGCTAATATCGGAAACCGTGTCGCGCAGGATTCTACGTTCACGGTTACGGCTCCGGGTGTTACTCCGAACAAGACTTTTATAGGCCGTCTTAAAGCGGCGGCGGAGTTCGTATCATTCGATGATGGTGCGTCGATGTCGGTTGACAAGGTCGGTGGAACTGTGACTATCACCGGTCTGTCCAACTCAACGAAGCTCACCTTCTCGAAGGGGTCGGGGAGCATCATTGCGGCCGACATTTCTACTATAAAGTATCAGGCCAATGGTGCCGAGGCTACGTCCGGTACGGCTATTCCCGGAGACCCGGGCGCCAGTGCTAAGTACGTGTTTACGCTTACTCTCAGTGCCTCTGAGAATACTACTATCGAGGCACGTACTCAGCAGATAACCGTCACTGCTGCGGGTTCGCAATCGGCTACCATTACGCTTAATCAGACTGCGGGAGAACCGTATCTGGAACTCAGCGCGGAGGTTGTCGAAGTCGAGCAGGATGGTTCGGAAGAGACTCTGCAAGTCACTACGAACACTACGTTCACTGTTTCGTAATCGATCGAAGAATCGTTCACACAATCCATACGGGGGTGATTCCCCGTATGGGTACTATTTGGGGATATGGCTTCACAGACGTTTTCTAAAAACTGGGGTGACGGAACCACGGATAAGTTCTACGTGACGTGGGACGATTCGACGCTTCCGGGGAGGACTTCGGTCAAGGTTACGTCTGATCCCAACTACACAGGGGAACAACGAAGTGCACAGGCTATATTCTCCACTGTCGGTGGTAGCCCTAAGGTTACAAAAACATTGACAGTCATTCAAAAAACGGATAACCTCGTCATTGCGTACTACGGAGATACGGTTGTTTCTACGTTCTCCGATACGAAGGCAGGTTTCCCCAAAACGTGATATATGCCACAGTTCAGAGACATTAGTACATTTACTGAGAAGATTTCTCTCGATGGTTCCGAAGAGGTTCAGGTATCCGGTACCCAGAAGGCTAAACTGGTGAAACTCCTCGAACAGCTGGGGGAGAACCTTCAAATGTCTGTGCCTGACGAGGATCGTCAGACGTTCCCCGCACTGGGTACCACGGGTAAAGTTCAAGCGTGGCTCAGCGCTCTTGCGTATGCGTGCGGTATCAGAGAAATTTACGGTTCGGAACAGGATACGTTCCGTTTTCTGCATGGTGACAACGGGGATGCCTCGGTGTTCGGTGTCGTATTCTGGGACAGAGTAAATGTGGTAAAGGTCGCTGTGTTGTTCGCGGACTACGGTATCGGTAGCGATTCTTGGAATACGTTCCCGTTCGCTATCTACGAAGGAGGACAGGAAGCGTCTGCGATTCAGGCTGATATTACGGATGGCGCATTCATTACGGAGATAACCGAATCCGGTAAATGGACGCGAATGTTCAAAGTAAACTCCGAAGGAGGTGGTTCCACTGCCGAACAGATAGTGGCCGGAAGCTCTGGAAATCCCCTCGATGCCCCTGCGTCATACGTGGGTTGGAATCCTACGAGTATGAGCGTCGAACAGGCGTTGGTAGCGCTCGCTTATGCTGCGGGTATACGCAATACCGACGGAGACGTCTTCTCGGCTCCTTTCCGTATCATTACGCAGACGTCTATGGGTCCCGGAATCACCATTTGTAGTTATATGCCCGTAGACGATGCATCGCTTAAATGGGAATTCTCCTATGAAGCCATACGACTTAGTTATGCCTCGGGTAACCTACTTACGGGTACTCCTACGGATGAAGCACTCCTTGATGATTCTTCGTGGGAGGTGTATCCGATACGAATAGACTTTTTCGAGGGTGTGGGGCCTACCGATGCGGTTATGACATCTGCGGCCATTACGGTTAAAGCAGGTGACAATATAAATGCCTCGGCTACGACGCTGGCGGTTACTGTCGGAGGCTCCCCTTCGTTTAATACAGTGAATAAGTACCTGAGAGACGCCGTTATATCGGTTGCCTATAACGCAGCGGTGACATTCTCTGCGCAGAACTCTACGGTAGTTGTCAGAAAGTCTGCCGATGTAGATACCATCACTGCTTCTTCGGGTAAGAAAGTATACACAATACATTGGTCGCCTTTGGCCGTACAGAACAGTATCGTTTCCCGTTGGGAAGCTTACGTGAACGTAGCCGTTTACGTGTGATCGGCCGGCCAGTAAAAAAAAACACAATGCCAAAGTTTGTAGACATTAAGTCTCTCACTGAGAAGGTAAATCCTGACGGTAACGAACAGATTCAGGTTTCTGCAACACAGAAATTAGTGTGGAAAAACGCTCTTATGAATTCAGGCGGATTCATCGGGGCTGTTTTGTCGTATGCGACGCAGTATGCGATGGGTGACACCGCTAATCGAAAGACTATCATGTCTATGCTGGGACAACTGTTTTACAACACAGGTTCCAGAGCAGACAGTTTCTTTCGTTTTGTCTGTGGATCAGTAACTATTCCGGGTGGCACACATAAACAAGAATATTTCGGAATAGTGTTTTATGATGCATACTATACCCGGACGTATGCCGTATTCTTCGGCTTCGAGAATAATAGCGTTCCGATTACCTTCTTTCGGAGACAAGGAAACTACGTCATTGATTCCCCAATAGATGATAACTTCGTTACGAACATAATAAACGGTAAAGCGTGGACTAAATTAGGGACGCTCGATTTTGACGCTCTCTTGAAACAGACTTACGGAACCAACACGCAGTTCTTGGCTCCGGTACAGGGGAGCGAAACACTACTGACGACGACCGTAGAACGTATTCTGTACGCACTGGGTTTCCGCGGGACGAATACCAATTTCCGTTTCCTGACGGGAGTAAACAATACGTCGGAAACCTACTGGGGGGTTGCTTTCTACAACTCCGGCCAGAGCAAGACGTTTACGGTACTGTTCGGTATCGGAGGAAGCTCGCTTCCGGTCGGTATGTACCAAAAGAGCGGTAATGTGACCGCGCAAAAATCGGTGGACAGCGAGTTCATTCAGGATGTGCTGTCGACATGGACTAAATCGTGGTCGCTGAATAGTCAGGGGACTATCTATACGTCTGACGTAATAGCAGCTACTTCCGACAAACCGATAACGCTGCCGGGTCAATTCGCGTTTCCGAGTTTAACGGACTTGAAGACGGACGCCTTCGTAAAGCAGATGATCTACAACTCGGGGTATCACCAGTCGAACGCTTGTTTCAGACAACTTATCGCCTCCTATGTTATCGGAGGCACCGGTTCGCAGGTTCAGTGCTACTACGGAGTCACGTGGTATAACAGCTACTACGGGAGAACGTACACGATGCTGGTGAACATGGAGCTTGCCAACGGGAAGTATATTACGCTGTACCAGAAACAGGGACGCCATATCGAAAGCAATCCTACGGATGATGCGTATGTAAACGATGTGCTGACAGGAGACTGGTTGAAAGTCGCCGGTATAGGTACCGGTGGTTCGGAGCCTACGCCAATAGAGTCTCTGGCGGCCGAGAAGGTTAACGTAGCCGCTCCTACGCTGTATGATGAAACCACGGCAAGTACGTGGCAGCCTGACGCAGCGAACAATTTGCAGGAGCTTCTCAACGGACTTCTTTACAGAACCGGTCTGAGAATTACCTCTGACGGTCTGAATGTAGGATTTCGCGTTGTATGCGCTGCCGGTAAGATAGCGATCATAGCGAATGATTCGTCGTCGTCGGACTACTCGGTGTTCCTGTTCAGCGGAGGCTCCACGATACACACCTACCTTATTGACCAGCAGTACGTCATGGAGTGGGTGGGTGGTTATTCATCCGATCAAGATATAATAAACAGTATAGAGAACGACGGTAATGAAACGGGTATGCTCGATATGGCAGGTATCTCTAATTTCGCTACGAAGGCATACGTCAAGCCGAACGATGCTGTACTGACGATGTTCCCCTCGGGTTACAGAACTGTTATCCCGGGAGAGAACCTTACGACTAATCTGACCTCTGGGACGCTGAAAATAAAGGTTCCCGACCTGTTGACCGCACAAGTAAAGAACGGCCCGTTCAGGGATGCTGTAATAGACGTCCCTTACGGTGTGACGGTGCAGTTTGCTGATCAAGTAGGTATAGTATATAAAGCAGATGGTGTTGATGGATTTACTGCTACATCTGGTAGAAAGGTATATACTATTCACTTTGTGCCTACAACGTCGTCGACTACTAATATAACGTTCAGAGCTTTCGTTAACGTGGCAAACTACAAATAACATGCTTACGAGTTTCTTTGGTGCGCAGAACAAGACAGTTGATTCGACACCTGCTACGAGGAACCTTACTTATCGGTTCGAGAATGCTTCTGGGATGAACTTTACAATCGTTCAGAGCGATCCCGAGAGTCCGATAACTTCACGGAGGGTAGCGGTGTCGTCCGATTGGACTTCGCATGAAATGTCTTCGCGGTTGTCCTCGGAGGGAAACATCTCGTTGTTACAGACGGTTCAGTCGGAGTGCAATTGGATGCTCCGCATACGTGTGTACCTCCAAAAATCCGGCAGCTCGACGAAGACACTTCTCGGCGGGTTGAACGTCGACGACGCCAACTACGGGAAGAACACGCTCAGCGGTACCACGAAGGTAAACTACGGAGATACGGTTATCTACGAAATATCTCAGAACGTAGGTGTAATGACGTCTTCGGCCGTGTCGAAGGAGTTCCCCGAAGGAGACACGGACAATTGGAGCATAGGGATCAACGATCTGTACGCTACCAGTTACGTCGGGGCTACGCTATCGTACAATCAGCCGTACATATATTCGCTGAATCTTGCGGCGAAGGCTGCGACGAGTATAACGTTGGAAAACTGTAACGCATTGATCGATATTTACCAGAGCTACAAGGGAAGGGTCGCTTCGGTAAGCTGCACGCATGCCGTCGCGAAAAATATCGGCAGGTATCTCCTCAATGCCTCGCAATACAGCACGTCGTTCTCGTTGTACATGCAGTACGTCACGGAGGCGAGTGTAACGCCTCCTACACCTTCGAAGGAGCCTATATCGTTCACGGTAGGTGTTACGGCTCACCCCGGAATGTCTGAGGTTACTATAAGTATCTGGAACAAGGCTAAGACGAAACGTCTCGCAGTAGCTTCATTCGAAAGTTCCGATCTTGAAACGGGGGCTTCGCAGTTGCTCAGCAATATTCCTAACGAAGATAACGGTTTTTACTTTTTGGATATTACCGGAAGCATCGTGCGTAGTGAGGAATTCGCATTCTACAACGGAGGCACCTTCTTGTTCTAACTCTGAGGAGGCGAAAGCCCTCAACATATCGTTCCGTTTTCGAAGGGTGTCTCTTTCTCGGAGGCACCCATTTTCATTTTGGCCGTTTGGAAATTAAATCGCTTTTGTCTATATTTGTTCAACACCAATACGAAACAGCCTATGGACGACAAGACCAGATTCGGTATCTTATCCAAGTACGGACGGATGCCTTCGACCGAAAACTCTGCAAAGCAGAAACCTTCGGGGTATCGATTAGTCGCGGTTGCCGGTACCCGTGAGGAAGTAGTACAGTCGGCTTTGCCGCATCAGTACGGATTACTGGTGTATAAGAAGAAGGAACTTATGCGTCAGTCTTGCTATGCCAGCGGTCAGATACGTCTGAAAATAACACCTTACTACAATTGAATACGTGTACGAATGTCCCCGACTACGCCAGTGGGGAGAACATAAAGCAGGTGCTCAAATCCGAATACCGGTATTTCGGGACGATCGACGACGTTATGGAGTACATCGCCGAGAGAAAGGAGTTCGAACGAAAATTGATGAAGAAGTCCTACCGGTTTCCCCATTTGCACGGGATCATCTCCGATGATTACTTCAACGAGGACATATAATCCGAGGGTGGGGAAGAAAACGAACCGATTTAACATTCTCTGCAAGACCCCCAAACGGCTATTGAATGTTCCGCAATCGTCCGATACCCTCGGATTTTTCAACGAAATTTTCTATCTTTGACACATGGATATACGAATCAGGGAAGGGTTGTACCTCCGAAACATAGAGACCAAGACGGAAACTACCATTCGTCCCGCGACGATCGGGGTAGAGACGAAAGGAATCGTTTGGTTTCACGACGTGTCCAAGACGGTCAAAGTCGGGTTCAGCAAGGACTACTGCAAGGAGGACAAAATGCTGTTCTCGGTTATCCCTACGATAGAGGACAGGGAAGTGTCCGCGAAGCAGGTATCCATGATCCTTAGGAAATCTCTACAAGGAAAAGACGTCGACGTCGATTCCATCGTAGAACAAATATATGCGTTATGAATCTTAGAGAGAAGGTCAATGCGTGGATCGAATCTTTGAAAGGGTTCGACTTGCTGAAAGGAAATCGCTGGGAGGGTATGCTCGCTACGTTCGCTATATCGTTCATTTGGGGCGTATGCTCAGGTATATCGTTTTGTGTGGGATACCAATTCAGGAATTACCTTCTGTGTAAACAGGTAAACTGGTACGACCTATACGCACAGGCGATAGGATGTGCCGCAGCATTCGTTCTGGTAAACGGAATCCTTCTTGCAGTTAAGATATTGGTCTGACCGGAGATAACAGGTGCATTTGAGTTACAGCGTTTTTCATTCATGGGAATTTTTCGAGGGTGCCGCCTATTGTGAAATCCGCGGTATCCGAATCTCCGGTCTTTATTGAGCTATGGTGTAATGGTAACACGTCAGATTTTGGTTCTTGCGTTCGAGGTTTGAATCCTTCCCGAGGGACAAAGTATTTAGTTAACAGTTGCAGATATACCGTTAGGGGGAGCTTACTGTTCATGTGTAAAGACGTCTGCTGTAAGCATGACTAAATACTTATTTGGGCATTTAGCTCAGTTGGTAGAGCACTTGATTTGTAATCAGGCGGTCGTGGGTTCGAGTCCCGATAGCTTGACTATTTTCAAGAGCCACTGTATTCACTAAACAGACATATTATGGACAAATCGTATGCTACACCCGAACTCGCCAAGATGGCTATGTATTGGGGTTTTGACAGACCGTGTTCCGCAGGGGTAACTGTAAAAGCTCCTGTTTTGTATGCTGAGAGGGAGACCCTCGACAGTGTTCCAGACGGGGTTATCCCGATTCCTACGTTGGAACAAATTCAACGTTGGCTTCGGGAGGAAAAGAAAGTGAACGTGTACTGTGCACCCATACTAACCGACCCTCATGGGACGTGGGCGTGGATGGCTTGTATCAATGATGAAGCCGTTACTGATTCGGTGTCCATCGTTCGGGGTTATTACGTGGCTCTCAAAGTTGCTGCGTGTACGCATACGCCGTTATTCGAAGAATACTACGATGCGCTGGCCCACGGTATAGCCTTCCAATTCGGTATTTGGCGGTCTGAGAAACGGTAGCTATGCGTATCGCAGTCATAACGGCAGCCGGTCAAGGTACACGTGTGGGACACCCTCTGCCAAAGCAGTTCATCAAAGTAGGCGGCAGTACCATCGTGGAGTACTCCATAAAGAAGTTTCTCGAAATCGGGTATGATCGTGTAATAGTAACACTTCCGGCTAAGGGGTTCGCCACGTATCGTGACATGCTTACGGATGATCCGAGAGTGGACTATATACCGGGAGGTCTTACGGCGAATGAATCCCGTTACATCGGGGTATCTCACGCTGCGGGGTATATTCGCGGTGAAAACGCATTCGCGGTCGTTGCTGTGCACGATGGAGTACGTCCCTTGTTTTCCCCGGTTATTGCGATTAAATGCACGAGAATGTGCGAAAACGACACTAATCGTACCGCGGTTATTCCCTACATCGAAACAGTTGAAACGATACGAAGACCCAACGGTCTGTATATACGACCGACGTACGAACGGGAGGTTCTGTGGAGGCTGCAAACTCCGATGGTGTTCGATCTTTCGAGATTGAACGAGGCATACGAGAGAGTAGTTCGTAATGGAACCTTCGAGGACTACCTGACCGCTTCGGATGTATACGAGGCGATGTATCACGATACACGTTTCGTAGAGTCTACGGCACGGAATTTCAAAATAACCACGGCGGACGATCTGTCTATGGCCCTAACATTGCTTACGAATTAGTAATATGGAGAAGCTAACGTTCCCCGCGAATTACTTCGAGGGAGAGATACGACACGGTTTTTTCGTATCGGAGAACCGAAAAAAATTGTGGGCTACGGAACTTGAACTGCTGCACAATCTCGCACGGATATGCAAGAAGCATGCTATACGGTGGTTTCTGGATGGCGGCAGTTTGCTCGGTGCTGTAAGGCATGCCGGTTTTATTCCGTGGGACGACGATATAGATGTAGTCATGTTCAGAGAGGACTACGACGAGTTTATAAAGGTGTGTCTGTCGGAACTTCCAGAACCGCTATTCCTGCAAACGAACGAGACGGATCGGTCGATCTATTGTCACGCGAAACTCAGGAAGACTGACACTACATGTATTCTGCGTGGTGACGCGGAGGCGCATTTCCCGTTCAATCAAGGTATCTTCATCGATATTTTCCCGCTCGACAACGTACCAGAGGACGCTAAGGAACAGGATCGGTTCCTGTATCAATTGTCCCTAATCCGGATAGAGATGAAGATGCTCATGAACCGCTGGTGGAAGTTCTCTCGGGATGACTATCAAGAGCGCGGTCGTATAGACTACCTTAAACAGAAGTACGAGACGCTCCGAAAAACGTACAAATACGAGAGAACATCGGTTGCGGCTACCCTCGCATTTCCCGGGAACAAGAACAGTGTGAAACGAAAGGAGCATTATGAAATGGTGGAGTATCTTCCGTTCGAGAACATGCTGTGTCCGGTTCCGGGGTTGTATCGGGAAGCGCTCCGTCTTATCTACGGAGACGATTTCATGACACCTATAATGGGCGCAAGCCAACACGGGGAGCTACTGGTGAATTTCTCGGAATCCTATAAGACTAACCCTAAAACATACGATAGACTGTAATGGGAAAAGTTTGCCTTGCGTGGGCCGAGAACGTATTGTTCGCCGATCTGGGACAGCTGCGGTGCGAAATTATGGATTCCTACCAGATAACGAGCGCGTATGATATGCGCCGTATCATAGAGGCGCTTCGAGAGAGTTCTTTAACATTCAATGCGGTATGGACACGAACGGATAAGTCACTGGTACGCGAGTGGAGGGCCAAGAACTTTCTGTACTCGCTCGGTCTGTTCCGATCGAAAACGCGGTCTGTTACGTTTCATGAGAAGCGAAGCTGGTACCGGATCATTTGCGATTCTGTATTATCGTCGCTATATTTGCATGCGTAGCTACGTGCGCAAAAACTTTTGTCGGTTCTTGTCCGCACAACAGAATCGAGGTCTTCATGTCATCGGGTGTTACGGGTTTATGTGGTGCGGCTAAGTTCCCGTATTCTTAACTTGCCCCGATATGAAGAATGAAATTTTGGAAAAATTCCGAAGGCGTTTCCCCAATGAAAGAGCCTGCCGAAAATATCTTATCGATGAAGTGTGGAAGGGGAAGGTAACCTGCCCTTACTGCGGGAACGACAGAAAAGTTTATCGTTACACAAACGGACAATTCCGATGTGCCGAATGCCGAAAGTTGTTCAGGATATTAACCGGAACGGTGTATTCCGGTATACGGTTGCCGTTGCGAAAGATATTCATGGCGATGTACGTGTTGTCTGTAAAAACGGATATGTCTGCACGTGCGTTGGCATTCATGATCGAGGTAGATAGAAGGAGCGCCGGTAAACTGCGCCGAAAATTCAATGAACTATACAACCATGAAGGAAATAACGAAAGACGAGTTCTACAAGATCATTAAGGATAACCAGCTCGACGTGGTGGTGTATCCTAAGACGAATGAACCGGGACATTGGTATCCTCACACTACGGAATTCAAATTCAGAAATGGTATTCTGTTCGGTAAAGTGGTTGATGAATACCACGACGGGAAGCATTATCCTGTGATTCGTAAATACTACATAAATGAATGCGATAACTATTAGGTGGTCAGGAAAAGACGAACCATTATTATTATTAGGGGCTTATGATTAAATTGGTCGTTTACTCTTACCTCAAAAACAATAGCTGATGCTATTTAATATGTCGAGACAAAAGTATAAAACTAACTTCTAAAAATCAAGTGTTATGAGAACAATTATTGAGAAGGAAGTCCGTTTCGTGGACAACAACGTGGACTACATTGATGTACAGACAACAATTTATTTTCTTGGACTACCTATGTATCGACAGTCTAAGAAATTCGTTCCACCGTTGGATGATAGCGACATGTCTGTAACAAAACGTTTGTATAAAGAGCGTGTAACAGACATGACGTTTCGTTAGTCCTGTTTAGGAGCGATCTTCAAATATTCGGGTTCTATATCAGCATGGGCTATTACTCCTAACAGTTCATTAAAATATAGAGCCCGAATTTTTCCCTCTACAACAGCATGCGACGACACTCTAAATCTTTTAGTTTTGTCCCATTCAAGACAAACAACATCTCCGATCTGAAATTTTGTTTCCATAGCTACAATTATTGTTTCCTCAAATATAGAAAGTTTCCGGTCGAGATGAAACAGGACACTTGTAAAATTCAAACAAATTTCCTGTTTTTACCAACATTAGTGTAATATAGTATATAAATCCCTTAACAACATACGCATGGACATATCCGGTAGGTCTTCATCTCCGGAATGGACGCTTGAATGGCAAATAGACTAACCAAATTTACCACAATGGAATCAACGAAACAGATTAAAATCGAAATCCGCAACCGTTGGACGGGCGCGGTCGTATTTGAATACACGAAAGAGGGAAACACAATCACCGAAACGGTTTTGGAAGCTATTAGGCGCGGTGCTGACCTGCGCGATGCCAACCTGTGCGGTGCCAACCTGCGCGATGCCGACCTGCGCGGTGCCAACCTGCGCGATGCCAACCTGCGCGATGCCGACCTGTGCGATGCCGACCTGCGCGATGCCAACCTGCGCGATGCCGACCTGCGCGATGCCAACCTGTGCGATGCCGACCTGTGCGATGCCAACCTGCGCGATGCCGACCTGCGCGGTGCCAACCTGCGCGATGCCGACCTGTGCGATGCCGACCTGTGCGGTGCCAACCTGCGCGATGCCGACCTGCGCGGTGCCAAGGGATGTTATCTATCATGTCCGACTGAGGGTAGTTTCATCGGTTGGAAAAAAGCCTCTGGGCATATCGTAAAATTACGAATTCCGGAAGATGCACGGCGCAGTTCGGCAACGGGACACAAATGCCGTTGCGATAAAGCATACGTCATGGAGATTCAGAACATGGACGGCACCAAGGCAACTGTGGATGCCGTTCGTTCCGACCATGACAAAAACTTCGTCTACACCGTCGGTGCCACAGTCGAAGTTCCGGATTTCGACGATAACAGGTGGAGCGAATGTGCACCGGGTATTCATTTCTTCATCGATCGCAGAGCAGCGGTGGAGTACTAATGACGCACGGCTCTCTATTCAGCGGCATCGGCGGCTTCGATCTGGCGGCCGCGTGGGCGCGCAATCCGTGGGTCGTGGTCTACGAGTTCGAATTGGTGAAATAGCGAGATTCTGACAAAATCTCGAAATAGTTACAGATATGACATTGAATGAGTATCAAGAGCGGGCGATGACGACCTGCATGGAGAGTTGCAAGAATGACACCTACATGTTGTTCGGTCTTATGGCAGAAGCTGGGGAGGTTGCTGACAAAATCGCAAAGTGGAAACGGAAAGGGATCATCCGTATGGATGGTGACAGAGTTGTCTTTTCTGCGCCTTCGAAAGATGCGGGGTACCTTGCTGAGGAACTAATGTACGAAGTTGGCGACATCATGTGGTTCTGCGCTGGTCTTGCCAGACAGTTTGGTTGGAGCTTGGAGAATGTGTGCTGGGCCAACCTCAACAAACTTTCCAGCCGACAGGAACGCGGTGTTATCGAGGGTTACGGAGATAACCGGTAAAATAAAGGTGAATATGAAAGACATTAAATTCAGGGGCAGACGCCTCGACAATGGGAATGGGAGATCGGATACCTGATCGAAAATCAAGGTCGGAGCTTCATTTACCATGCAACGAGTGAGAACACAATCGAGGATAATGACGATGGACGCATTGTTATCGCTGCGGTAGAAGCTGATCCCGCTACTGTCGAACAATATATTGGGTCGAAAAATAGGCTCAACATAGAGGTAACTACCGACGGTTGGAAGACTGACGTAACGATAGACGGTAAAACGTATACGGAGCGACACGAGGTATCTGGTTGTTACGCTAAATGCGTTGAAGGAAACTTGGAGAAAGACCGTATCCCTGACCCCCTCGTTGATGTTCTGGACGGCTTTTTCTGTGTCGATTGCGTTAAGACACTTCGCGAGTGCGAATAACAAATAGTCGCGCGAAATACCACGAGTGTAGGAACTTCGAAAAAATTGCGTATATTTGGACAACCAATGATCGTACTATGGCACTTGATCCGAACAAAACAGACGCAATTTTAGGAGAAGATATTAAGGAACTCCTTACTGATGCAGGTGTGGAAACCCCGATACTGGGTTCCACATTATCCGACCAGAGCAAGATAGACGGAATTCGCGACGACTTCATGCATATCATGCAGACGTTGGGCCTCGATATGACCGATGATTCCCTGAAAGATACCCCCGGGCGTATCGCTAAGATGTTCGTCCGGGAAATCTTCTGGGGTCTCGATTATCGGAATTTCCCCAAATGTACGACGATTGAGAATAAAATGACCTACGATTCTATGATCGTCGAACGGAATATCAAGGTTACGTCTAATTGCGAACATCACTTCGTTCCGATTATAGGGTCGGCTACTGTGGCGTATATACCGAATGATCGGATTCTGGGTTTGTCGAAGTTGAACAGAGTGGTAGAGTTCTTTTCGCGTCGCCCGCAGGTTCAGGAACGTCTCACCGAGCAAATCCATTTGGCGCTGACACATATTCTCAATACGGAGAGTGTGGCGGTGGTAGTTAAGGCGGAGCATCTTTGTGTAAAATCCAGAGGTGTGGAGGACGTAAATTGCGATACGGTTACTTCCAAACTGGGGGGCGCCTTTATGCAAGGTACCACCCGCTCGGAATTCATGAATATGCTCTGGTAACATGGAGACAGAAAACATATTCGGCATAGAAGTATCCGAGGATGTGTTTACCACGGAATTTTCGTGTGACTACGACGTATGTAAGGGTGCGTGCTGTTATTCACCGCTTCCGTCCGGTTCGAAGGTTCACGCCGTAGGCGGTGGTCTCACGAAAGACGAGTATGAGGAGATGCTCGACCGAAAGAAAGACATCGCGCAGTACGTTGCACCGGAGATGGCAAAGAAATTCCACCGTTGCCCTATGTGTCAGTGGAATACCGAGGAAGGTGTCACCGAATATGCGGTGGAAACGTACAAAGGAGTGGTGTGCCTGCTGTCCCGTATGGACAGGGGATGCTGTGCGATAGAAGCTATGCACGAGGACGGTAAGGGGTTATCCTTTGCGATTCCGGTAAACTGTTCGCTTTACCCGCTCGTGTATGACCCCGGAAAGAAACGACTGTACGTGTCCCATCTGTGGGATGAACAGTGCGGTGCGGCATACGAAAAGGGACGCAGAGAACATGTAAGAGTGTATGAATTCGTGAAGGATTCTATCCTAAGATTGTTCGGTGAACCTTTCTATGAGAAACTGTGTGAACGCGCAAAAGAGTACGAGAAATGATTACGCAATGTATTTCCATAGCGGACGTGACTATCTGGCTGACGTGTGCGGTGGTACTCGTAACGGAGATAGTCGTCGTATGGCTGAACAAGAGATACTCGAAACTTCGTAAAACGAAAGACAGCGAGTATTTCACCGACTACACGCATGGGAAGCTGACGATGCGTGTATACAAAAATGAATTCGAATTTCAGGCGAAAAAGGACATTCCCTCCGGTAAGATAGTCGACGGGGGTGTCCTTTCCGCCTTTTACATGTGGGTTTTATTTGAGGAGTAACTATGGCTATTATCAATGAAGGGACGATCGCCAAACTGAGACGTTTGGCTGCGTCATGGCAGGTGTTCAACATTAAGATGCACCAGTATCACTACAACGTAGTGGGTGAGACGTTCGACGAACTGCACAGACTTTTCAAGGAGCTTTATGAGGAGGCGGACGCACACTACGATGCCGTAGCAGAACGTCTGCGGCAGATCGGTGAACGTGTCGTGTTCTCGTGCGCTGAACTTGCCGAGCAAAGTGCCGTGAACGACGAGAACAACGCGAATACGCCGCAGGAAATGCTGCGCGGTACGATCGATGCCTTTGCTGCGTTATCGTCGTTACAAACGGAAATTTGGTTTGAGAGCGACGATCAAAAGGACATTGTGACGAACGACCTGATGGTACAGCTCAACAAGGCGGTCGAGTTCAAGAACTGGATGGTGTCTGCCCAGTTGGGACGTGAAGTCGAACCCGTAAAATAAACGAGTATGAGCAAGAAAGTATTGATTTGGTTAGGGGTAGTGATCCTCACTCTCGTAGTGGCGGTAGTGGTGTGGAATATTCTGCCGACGCAATTCCGCATCGTGTCCACGATCTCGTGGGTTATCGGTGCTGCGGTAGGTGCCTTCGGTATGTACAAAGGCTACAAGTGGTGGCTGACGAACGTGAAGAGCGATGGGACGGTATCGTAACAAGCAGATACTCGTCGAGGCTGTACAGTATGACGGCTACCACACGGGTGAACTTAACGAGTTGTGTGGAGGTGAATTTTTTGAACCCGTAGAGAGCGGACTCGAACCCTTCGTCCGTACCATATTGGGGGAAGTACCCATTTATGAATGGGACTACGTGGTGAAGTATGCCAACGGAGACCTCTGTGTCATGAGGGCTGACGAATTCGAGAAAACCTTTTCGGAAGTGGGTTTTGAAGTAGGTCTTGACTTCTCGAATGCCCTGCGAATACTAAAAGATGGTGGCTGTATCGGTAGAGGATGCTGGTTCGATCCCGATTTATTCGTATTCAAACAGGTTCCGGCGGAAATACCCCCTGAGATCATGCAGAAGATGCAGTCACTTCCTGAGAGAGCCAAAGAGGCAGTTGCCCAGTACGAGATGCCTCTGCGGTATGCGGATCAATGCTGCATCTGTAACCGAAAGACGGGTAAAGTAACTTCTTGGACACCTTCATGCGAGGACATCTTCGCGGAGGATTGGTATCGTGTGAAATGAAAACACTGAAAGCAATAGCGTATGCTCTGTTATACGTCTGGCAGTTACCCCAAAACCTCGTGGGATTATTCCTGCTCCTATACTACCGTAAAGAGTGCAAGGTACACGAGGAAGACGGAACCGTGTTCTATATCGTACCGTCTGTACGAGGAGGCTTTTCTATGGGAAGATACATATTCCTGTCGAAACGCTCCCTGCTACGGGAACCGGTGTACGACCATGAACACGGACACACACGACAGTCGAGATATTTGGGCCCGCTCTACCTCTTGGTAATAGGTCTGTGCAGTGGTATTCATTGCATGCTGTACGACGGAAAGGGCGGTTACTACGACTTCTGGACTGAACGGTGGGCGAACAAACTCGGTGGAATACCGGGATATGCCGGTGAGGGGAAATACCATGAGGAAGGGTACATCCATACGGTCTACGAAAAACTGGCCGCTATGGCCGACCGATTCAAGTAGTAGATCGAATTAGTCTTACAGGAGGTGCTTCGTGATCGGGGCGCCTCTTTTATTTTAGGTGGTTGCGGAAGTAACTTGCATTTCGTATATTTGCTGTAAACCCGTGAAAAATGACGATCGAAAACATTAACACCCACAAGGAACTCGAACAAGTTATCGAGTACGCGGTGAGCAAAGCGAAATGTGTACAGATACAACATCGTGCCGTAGGATATGCTGTAAGTTCTACTGCATTCTACACGTATGTAGGTTATCCGTGTCACATGAATATCGTGGCGGGAAGAATAGCTTACATCGTGGAAGGTGCATACTGTACGACGTATTTCGGGAAGAACGTGTTCCCGTATGAGGAATTCGAGGAATTGCTGTTATGAGTGACGCACTGAATGAGCTTCTTATCATAGGGCCACTGGTCGCGAAGGTACAAGTGGCCGACATATTGGACTGGGTGTCCCCGTTATTCTCCAATGTTACATACAGAGACGGGAAACACGACGATCTGTTCATATCCACGTATGCGTATAGAAGTTTGGACAGACTTCTTTCGGTGTCCTTCCCTACGGATACTTCGTATTTCGTCATTGCCGAACGCGGGACGCTTATCGGTGGTATTCTATTGGAGGGAACCAGATTCAAAGGTAAGAAGGTGATGAGTTACGATGATTGGTTAGACATACTTAAATGCAGATACATACTAAGCATAAAGGAGTTCACCAGTCATAAGGTTACGATTAGAAACATACTCGAATGAAGCAGGCATTGTGTTTCCCTACACTGACCAGTGAAAAAGCGAAGAAGGTTTTGAATTGGTTGATTTACGGCGAATTTACGTTAGGCTTCTATATGTACGATATATGTCGCGTAGGAACTTTCGCGGGCAGCATCGATAAAATGGATGCCTCCACGTATTCGATAGTCGTGCATAGCGGGGAGACAACAGTATTTGGTGATCTAAGCACCGTTATGGTTGAATTTGGGTGTGACAAGATCGTGTTCCTGACCTATGACGGCTGGGAGGAACTATTTGACGGTATGAATCCAAGAGAGGTGTTTGAATAAATGGAACCGACGCTATGATAACAAGTGGGGAGACCTACCTATGCGTAGGCCCTATTCCGGCTAAGATACAGGTATCTCACGTATTCAAGTGGGCCACCGACTATATTCACTAAGGTAACATATCAGAATGTTCACGGTGAGCGCCGCTATATAGATATGCGCGTATTTACCTTCGAGAATCTTTTGAAAGAGGACATACCGAAATTCCTGAGGTACGAAAACATCCCGTAGTGGAATACTTGACATGGTGACACGTAGACACTCGAAAAGAGCACTTAAATATATGTAAGTACCAAAATGTATTTTTCGCGCGTAAAATCGCGGCTGTATTGCGGCTACGAACGTGCGCAACCGTCCGAAATAACACGAAGGGACTATGCGACAGACGGTTGAGACGCAGTACACGTGAAAGAGTGCCTGTGCAAGTGCCGGAAGAAGGGGTGAAAATGCGGTTCCGTATGATACGGAGGCGGAATGCACGTGTGAGCGGATGCGCGGAATGACGGATTCCTCGTAATATACATATAAGTGTATATAAGCGCACAATTATATAACTACGTGTGCGCGCAGATGCGCGGAGTGATGTTTGTATAATATAACAATATAAGTATAACAATATACATGATGACGCGATCAATGCGGGGAGACACTACCTCGTCGAGGTATCTGCAAGTGCTTCTCTGGGTAAGGGTCAGCTGTGGGTAGCTGGGGTAGCCAGCTGGCTGTGCAGCGTAGCTGCGTGTGTGCGTGCGTAGTTATTGCGTAGCTGTAATTGTAGTTATAGTTATAGTTATATTACCGGCCACAGGTAATTCTACGTGTAGATAATTACCGGCGCAATTTGCGCGTAGATAGTTACGTGTAGTTACGCACAGATACACGCACAGTTATTACACGTAGATATGCACACGTAATTGTAATAATTATACGCGGCCAATTGCGTACACAGAACTGTATAATTACACACGAATAGCTACGCACGGTTACTACCGGCGTTATATATATATAGGTATGACGCTACTTGTACATTTAACTAATTATGGCGAGTTCCGCAAATTAATTATGGGAACCAATTTGCGTTCCGAACTCAATAAGGTTTATTACCGTGGGAAAGTATATACGTGCGAACAACTATCTACGCAGAAATTAGATTTCCCTCTGTACGCAAGAGTATACGATGGTGAGCTTGTACTTTTGCGCACGCTGCAAACTTATACGACGGCAATACCCGTAGATGATTACCTTGACTTATTCGCGTAATTAAGATTCAATGGGAATACAGATACAACTGGATACGAATCACGATCTGGAAAATTTATGCGCGTACATAATTAACCGCGGTACGAGTTACAGAGGTGCGAGAGTTATTTACTGGCTGCGTAACTACTACACGTATGAGCAATTCACGTTACGTGTTAAGTCGGCATTTCCTCTGTATGCGATAGTCACGGATACTGAGATACTGTTAACAGTGCGCCCGTTCGCAGAAAGAGTAACAATCTCTGCAAGCGATTATCTCGATCTATTTACATAATTGTAGCTCGTACATGAAGGCTATTTTGGGCCTAAAATAGGGGTAAAATACCGTAATTTAGCCTTATTTAGCGTAGTTGTGCGTAATTGCAAAATAGGAAATTGCTGATTATCAGCGATATACTCAGTAACGCATACACGTAGAATAACTGGCTGAGAATTTTCTGTATAGGGCAATCCCCCACGAGGCTTCCGTACACGCGATTCTCAGAGGGTTAAAATAGGCCAAAAATCGCTGTAACTCGCACAGCCATTGTACGATACAGCGAAAAATCGATGATAAAAATTTCGAGGATTCTGGAAATTCTGGAAGCGCTAATTAGCGTAATTACGGGTTATTTTACGCTAATTACGGCTACACGTAAATAATTGCGCAACTAATTACGCATGTAACTGCACATGTAAAAGGTTGCGGGAACAAGTATGAATTACACGTATGAAGAATTTACTTGCACGATTAGGCGAACAATACGTGGGTGTGAATATCTGCGTAGACGTAACAAGTAACAGCGAACTGCGTAGAATGTTCGACGCGCTGCTCAATGGTAAAACTACAATGATAGATTACTACACTACGTTCGGAAGGGCGGTAAAGCACGGAACCAACTTTCTGCTCAATGACGCAGATGTAGAATATCCGTGTCTGCTCAGTATGCAGGACGGGGAACTGTCTCTGTACGCGGGTTATATAGTTCCTGATTCGCGCGTTTTGTCGGTAGATGATTTTATTGAACTATACTTATGATAATACGTGCGACTACAAAAGAGGAACTGCGTGAAGTGCTTAACTACATGTGTGCACAACTAAGACAGATACGGGTAAGAGTGGATTTGCCACGTATGGGGTCTCCCCTCCATACGGGGTACGATACGGTAAGCGTTGCGGCGGAGATTTTCCCAGTCATCGTACTATGTAATGAAGCGCATGGGATACATATAATGCCCGATTCACCTGCGGTGCGCATATTGACGTTCACTGACTGGCTGGATGTGCGGCCGTAAAATGTAAACGGGTGGGGTCAAAGTAGGCGCTCACGTATGTAGCCATACGACGCGATGGCTTCGAGGAGGGGGAATTCTGCGCGTGCGTGTGAGCAGAAAATGGCCCCCACCCCTTAAACGGGGTGCGTGTCCACGGAGGGTGCGGGTGGTCCGCTTAGGTTACAGAGTAGAAATCACAGACTGAGCCATTTCCCGCTTAGATTACAGATCAGATTTTCAAGAACGAGACATCAAAAATTACGGTTAAGTCATGGAGTTGGTTTCGTAGGTCAAGACATGCCCGTACTCGTTATGGTTAGGGTATGTCTTATTGCTGCTGTATTATGCAACAGACTTGTATGTGCGCGACATGTATAGAAATCGACGTTTCGTATACACGACGTGCGGTATATGTATAGAAAACCCCTTGTTCGTATACATATTCCGCCGGTTGTTCCTATTTCGTTATAGTTTTCACGTACTTTTTACCAATTTTTAACGGCCTGAAATTGAGATAGTTACGAAAAAGTCCGTATATTTGTATAACGAAAAATCAATTAAAGTACGTGACCATGAAAACGAAACGAGTGGAGGCTTATATGAAAGCTCACAGGAAGAATGAATTCTACGCGAAACGTGTAAGGGGAGGCTACTATGCGGTGATCGATGGGTACGATATGTCGATGGAGTCTTTGGAGGTTTCCGAGGAAGCCGCTATCGCTCTTATTCACAAGCTTAATCAACTGAGAAACGAAAGAATACGCTGAGTTATGAAAGACGCATTGATATTATTCATCGGTGTAGCGATGATGTACAGCTCTAATCTGGGAATTATTTTCTTGGGCGCCGTAGTTGTAACGATCGCTACGGTGCGAATTTTAGGTAAAGTGTTCGAGAAATGATACTGCATGTATTCGGGGAACCCGTTCACGTAGCGGATGATATTGCGGACGGAGTATATTCGCACGCACACGTAGTGGAGAGGCTTATTGCCGGCGGGGCAGGAGGTTATCCTGCGGTACATTATTTTATGGAGGCACCGGTGGAAACGGTGCGTATAGAAAACGGAAACATCTATGAAAATAACAACGATCGATAAGGGGACGGCTGAGGCGATAACCGGCAGGTTACACGATGCGGTGCGCGATGTGGCCGACAGTATGGGGGTTACGGTTTACGTCGAGAGGACGAAATTTTCTACTGTCGAAATGTCGGTGACGTTTTCGATCAAACTGCCCGCAGATAAGACTGAGTTTCCGCACTATGTGTACGACGGTTTCGCAGAGAGGGAGGGTGTGGAGTACTGTGAGCATTTCGTCGGCAGCCGGTACAGGGTAAAGGTCGATAAGTCTTACCAGATAGTAACGGTTACGGGTGTGGACTTCAAGGCGCGAAAGTATAAGGTCTGCATCGAAATCGATAAGAGAAAATTCCATATCGCACCGGCGGCACTGAGGGGCAACATGCTGAGAGACCGCCCTACGTGGGAAGACTTCGCGCTGTGGTGCCGGTACGACGGGGACGATGACCGGCTGATCGGTGACACGGTGGACAGGTGGGACTTTACCGAAGTCTATATGAACAAGACCTTCGGGGTGACTCGACTATTGGTGCTCCGCGAACTGCTTGAACGGTTCCGACGGACGGAGCCATCCCCGGAGAATGTTCAGGACGTCGCCGATGCACTGAAACGGCTGTCGATGGAACCGAGGAGTGAAGCGCTGCGCATTGCGGTTATTGAACAATTGAGGAGAGTATTAAGATAACATATATATATATATATGGTACGTGTAATTTACGAAGGGTTCGACCGGAGGGTGCTGACGGTGCGAATCGAAGGGGCGCCCGAGGGGGCGGCCAAGATGGTGACGAAAGTATGCAGGGGGGAGCGGTTCCTCGATGCGGAGTTCGTGTCGGTGCGAAAAAGCGGCGAGGTGTTCTTTGCCTCGTGGCGGCTGACGTCGAACAAATTCCCCGTGCTGCATGTATTCGAGGGAGTGCGGTATTGTTTGCAACAGGATATTAACAAGAGGTTATGAACGAAGAAATCAAGAGAGTGTTCGATGCGTTCGATACACTGGGAACTACGGAGGCTTACGTGTTCTCCTACAAAGTAAGAGGGAGAAGAATGTATCAAGTCAACCGCAGAGGCGCCGGTTTGCGGCAGCAACCTCTGACGGTCGGGAAGGTTACGGTGCCGTGCGGTCTCGGTATGACGGCGGCGCAGATATTGAAGTGTATTTACGGCAAATGATTATGAAAGAGATGCTTGAACCTTATGACCCGGAGTATCTCCGTGGTGACGCTGGGGAGAACCCTTACAGACTGTCCGCGAGGGAGAAGCGGAGAATGCGTGCGCTGTCGCGCGTGGAGAAACTATTGAAACGCGAGATGATCCCGCACACGTGGGATGACGGTTATCGAGTGGAGCGATGCTTCGCGTCGTATCGCGACGTGCGGTATCTGTGGGTGACGGACTACGGTACGTTCTGCTATGGTACGGAAGACCGATGCCTACACGAATCGCCCGATGTGGATACGGTGTTCGGTGTGCTGCTGCGGTGGTGGTCACGGTAGGAAAATGCACGTTGTTCCTATTTCGTTATAACATTGTGGTAATTTTGACCAATTTTTAACGGCCTGAACGTGAATAACTTACTATATTGTTCGTATATTTGTATAACGAAAAACCCTAAAATAAATTACTGCTATGAAAAACGCTAAGAAGAATGCACGGAAGAACGAACAGATCGTTTTCAATCCTATCCTGAGTGAAGCCGCTATGGAGGGCACCAGCCTTAAACTGCGTTTCGCCAAATCCGTAAACCAGAGGGTGCTCAACGATAACATCGAACGGCTTTTCAAGCGGCGTCTGGTGATGCGTTGCAGTGCTGCCAGTGACTTCTACGGTCGCGGAGAGTTCGCGGTGGAGTGCAAGTGCGGCGACGGGTCGTTCATTTGCACGTTATACGCGCGGTATAATCAGGTGTGCATCGGTGCTGCGTCGAATACGCCGGCACGTGTCGTTCTCGCGCTGTCCGACGCGGTGCGCGGTAGCGAGCCGGCGCAGTTCGAGATGTCTACGCTGCCCGATGATGAGACGCACGGTGAGGTGCTGTCTCCTGCGGTCGAACCCGTTCCGGAGGTGGTGAAACCTGCTGCTGTGAAATCGGCCGAGGAGAAACCCACGAGGTTGTCGTCTACGAAAAGTCTTACGGAATCGGTCGAACGAATTCTGCGCGAGTTCGACAAGGTGCTGTTCGACGACATGGCTACTGTTTACGAAGCTTATCTCCGTGACGGTGACTTTGCGGAGGCGCGCGAACAATTACACACGCTGATGTGCAAGACGTTCAAGAAAATCCCGTTCGACTTCAAGGTGTGCCGGTACACGGAGCGTCCCTTCGGTGTGCTGATAGACTACTACGGTTTGAAGTTCGGCTACAAACTGTCGATGAAGGAGGGCTTCATCGAATCGAAGGTGATCGTAGTTAGCAGCTGCGGTATGTAATATTCTAAAAACAATACGAACGATGCACACAATCCCCACGATTACGGCGGTAGCGGCGATGCCGCGCGCCGAATTGATCCGGCAGCTTGTTGCGAAGGGCCGGTATGCGATCCCCGATCTTATCGAATGCTGCGACGGCGTGCTGCGCGTGCGGTATCTGCTGCACGCCGCACCCCCTGCGATATTCCTGCCCTTTTTGCGCGAATTCGCGCGGCTGAACGGTCTACCGGCTAATGATGCGCGAACGACGGCGATATGCTATGAATTACTTGAAAAATCAATCCAATAAACACGACGACGATATGGCACACGAAATTGTAACGACTACGACAGGACAAGTAGTAGAGATCGACACCGACACGAAAAAATGCAGGAAGATTCTGCACGATCTGGCAGACCTTACCATCGAGGATGCTGTCGATGCGTTCAGTCTTAATTTGAAGGTATACCAGCGGTATCTGAAAGATCACTTCCTCGGTGAGGAATGTCCGATCAAGAAAGGCAAACTGCTGTTCCGCGGTTTCAGGATCGGCTGCGACTCCGAAAGCGGTTTTACGATGATCGACACCAACGGGGGCGCATACGCCGAAGTCGATACGCCGTTCGAGGGAATTCCCACACCTAAGGAACTGGCTGCGTTCTTTGAGAGAAAAGTGGTGCATCATACCGCCGACGAGCTGGCGATCGCTGCCGAACGGGGACGTAAACAACTCGAAGCCGAACGGCGGCGTATCGAAGTGCTCGACGGGGAGCCTGACTTCGAAGTACTGCGCAGGAAGGTTATCGCTAAAATCGACGCGATCAATGAGGGAAAATCCGTGAAGATCGACCCCGTGACGATACCGGATATGATTCCATTCCGACGGTGGAAGATCGCGGTCGGTAAACTGGTTCGTCAGTGGCAGGAGAAGAAAATCCGGTACCCGAAACTGCTGTCGATGGTGCGATCGGTTACGGAGGAACAGGACTTCGAGACTGCATCCGACGCGAAACGGTATACGTTCGTGGGAACGCTGCTGCCGGAGTTTTCGTCGGTCGGTGCACTGACTGGCGACAAGATCGAAGTCGACGGTAAGCTTACAGATGCGACGAAGTTTTTGCAGGACTATCTGCTGCACTACGAACCGAAGGCGATGCCGCGGCTGATGCAGTACGCAAAGGGGGAGATCGATGCGGTAACGCTTTTGCGCGATCCCTATACGGAGGACTACGAGGATTACAATTCGAAACTGCTGCCGAGGAATGCGACGAGTGCCGCGGTACTCACGGCGCTGTTCGCCAGTGTGGGAATAGAGGCACCCCAAGACATCTACTACGACGCGGAGATGAAAGTCGGTGACAAGGTGCTGCTGTACTGCGACGGTGAGTGGCGGAAGAAGACGGTTCTCCGTATCGAGGAGGACGGTGGTATATATTGCTGCGCTGACTATGCGTTGCGAAAGATTGATAAATTCATTAAATTAGAGGCGTAGAGTTATGAAAAATCGTGCATCTACTGAGTATAGGGACATGCTGCGTAAGAATCTCGCCGGTGTTCTGTCTGAACTTCGGGAAACCTGTGTTGCCAATTATACCAAGCCAGAGGGGGGGTTTAAACTACTATTTATGCGATATGGTTTTACGCAGACTTCCAGTAGCCGCCTTATGAAAGTACTGCGAGAGCTTCGTGCCTGCAAAACACAGGGACACACCCGAAATATGACGCTGCTGTGGGAACCCGCGGTCAGGGTTACTGACGATCTCGTGGACATTGTTTACGAGCGGTATATTCGAAGCAGCTTTTCGTGTGTTCCGAGCAGGATGCTCGTCGACTATACCGATTCGGAACTTCTCGCAGAGGTTCGACGCAGGAATTTAGTACACTGATATATTATGACAAAGAAAAAACTCGTTACCCGTGAAGACGTGTGCTACGTCTGTGGTGAACCTATCGGAGTGATCGTGTATGATGACCGCAAGGAGAAGTACCGTAGTAAAAAGAATACGGTCGTATGCTCCGGCAGTCTGTGCCCCAAGTGTAAGAAGATGGTCGATTACGGCGGTATATTCTTTATCGAGGTAAAGGACGGCTCTAATGGTCTTGAAAATCCGTACAGAACTGGAAGGGTTATCTGCATTCAGGAATCCGATGTTAAGAAGGTTCTCGAAAACTACCAGCCGGTAAACCTTGTCGAGGAATGGCTGTTCTCGGTAATGTTTCCCAAATACGAGAAAATCAATGAAGACCCCAAGTAAGCGGGAGATACTTGTCCTTACGGGCCACCTGTGCCCGAAGTGCGACGAGTTTACGGAATTTGTCGAATCATCCGAGATATACGGTACCGACTTCGGACTTCTCTACCGGTGCCCGACGTGTCACGCATACGTCGGGTGCCACAAGGGGTCTCTGAATGCAAAGGGGAGTGTCGCCGGAAGAAACCTTCGGGAACTTCGAAAGTCGGCCCACCGCTTGTTCGACGATATGTGGAAATCCGGGGATATGAATCGCGAAGATGCCTATGCGTGGCTGTCTAAGAGGCTCGGTATTCCACGGTTCCTCACGCACGTCGGGATGTTCGACGAGGCGCAATGTCGCAGAACTATTGAATTGTGCAAAGCGTATGCGAAGGAAGAAGGAATACGTCGTATCTGATGAGACCACCGATCGGTACATTTCGCTCGTAGTCTTACCGGGTGAGGACTACATGGACAGCTATCGGTGTACCGAGAGACAGTACCATGCCGATATGCGGCAAGTGGCTGCCGATACGGCTGTCCGCGTATTGTGCCACCTGATCGAATGTGTCCCTACGCAGGAAGACCTTACGCCTGATAAGAAGGTAGGGACGGCGAAGATATTTTACGAACGTCTTAAATTTTGGTGTACACTGTTAAATGGAACTGAGAAGCTATAACGTCGAGAGAATATTTAAGGACTGCACTACCTGTGTACTGGGAAACCTCGTCGGTACCCGAAAGGAGGAACTCGAAAAATACGCTGCCGATATTCTCGACATGATCCGACAGATACCCACGGAGGAAGTCGACGGTAAACAGTGTAACGTATTCGGGTTGTGCCATAACCGCAGAGACGGTGAACAATGGACACCCTATTTGCAAATCATTAGGATGCTGCTGTTGCTGGCTCGTCGCCTCGACTATGTGTATTGGGAGGGAGAGCTCAAACCAGATACGGTTATCTGGTTCAAGATTCCTGCCGCATAATTATTTTAGGTAGTTATATATATATATATAAACCAACGCTAAAATGAATTGATATGGGAAAGAAGAAATTTTTAGAAAAATTGGTTTTTGTAAAATGGAAAGATAGCTATGGAGTTGATACTGGATGGAAAGATATTTCAGAGTATTCAGCTTCATTATTGGAAATAAAGAGTTTGGGAAAAGTTATTTATGAAGACAAAGAAATAATATCATTAGCTCAAAATTTTTCCGATGAAACGGATTATAATCCAGAGCAAGCCAATGGAATAATGGTAATACCAAAGGCTTGCATCTCGGAAATCATTTCTTTTTCTTTCAGTCAACTGCTTGAATTAGAGCAGAAGTAGCTACTTGTTTAACACGTCTTGAAGTTTTAGAGTCTCTCAAAAGTTTAGAAGCAATGCTTGTAATTTTGGGAGACACTTTTCATTTTACCCATATATATATAAGTCTGGAAAAACTTTGTTACATTTGTACCGAGGGAGCTTTAATATTTTCGGATATGAAGAAGGAGAAACAGATAAAATCGTATACTCGGCGCACTAAATCGGGAAAGACGGTTACAGTACGTGCGCACTCTGCGAAGTACGACGCAGCCGATGATTTGGTCAAGAGCCTGCTCAAAAAGAAAGGTTCCGGCAAGGAGTTTGAACTTGCCGTCGATACGAAGGGCGTCGATAAACTCGTTAACGAAATGGCCGATTCCGGCAGACTGATAGTACCGGTAAGTAAGGAGGAATTCCGTGCGTGGTACCACGAACCGGACAGTATTGCCGGTAAAGCCGCCGGTAAGAAACTTCGCTCCGTACTCGGTAGCAAGGAGTACAAGAAACTCGATGAAACTGCCAGCAGTGGGTATTCCACCAAAGGACACTCCAAACTGTACGGTACGCTGGATGGCATCATCAACAGTGAGGCCAATGTGTCCAAACGTCTCGACGCGCGTGGGAAGTCTGGTAAGTCTGCGAAACCCGCTGAAAAAGCTACCTCCGAAATAGGGCGTAAACCCGTCTATTCTCCGCTCGAAGAAGTTCGCCTCAGTAAGGCAGGGTACCGTATCGGTAAAGACGGTGAATCTCTCTACAAAGGGAATCGGAAACTCGACAAGAATCAAGTCGCCGACCTTCGTAGGATGCTGTCTCGCGGTGGACGTGCTTCCGATAAGGAGGCGGCTGCAATACGGAAAAACAATCCCCACCCGACGTACAAGGATCACGAAGGCGTGGAACGGTATGCCTCGGGTGAGTGGCAGCATCTCCCCGTGGTTAAGAACAAGGAGCCGAAAGAAACTCCCGTTCGTCAGAATCGCGTACCTAATAAAGGGCGCCGCGTGATGCGCGGATAACTCTCGGTGCGTAGACGCAGGTGAAATACCCAAATGGAAGATTAGAGCGATAAATATTGATTTTAGGAGGATTTTCTAAATAAGTTTGTATCTTTGTAGGTGAGCATCGAGGAGGTGCCCACCTATTTTTGTGTCTATGCAGATCGTTTCGTCCAATATTCGCACGGCTGACTATGATCGTCGTAACAGAGTATTGCGAATGACTTTCGTAAACCGGCCGAACTGGTTGTACGAATACTTCAACGTACCGGTCAAGATATGGACGCGCTTTTTGCAGGCAGATAGTAAGGGGCAGTACTTTTCGGCGTACATCCGAGATGCTTATCGTTATCGTAGGTCATTCACACGAAAATAATGGAAGCAATGGCAGTAGTTACGCGAGTATTCGAATTCGATGCGGCGCACCGAGTTATGAACGAAAGAGTGAAGTGTTACAATCTTCACGGACACCGTTTTCGGTTGGAGGTTTCCTTCGGAATATCTCCCAAGTTCTACGATCTGGGTTATCCGATTGATTTCAAGGAATTGAAACGTGTGTTCGGAGCCTACATAGACGAGTTTCTGGATCATGCGTGTATAGTCAATCCGAAAGACCGTGAAGTCATTGATCTGTGCACGCGGAATAAATGGAAACTCTGGGTAATGGGACACGGTGCCAACGTCGATCGAAACCCATCGGCGGAAAATCTCGCCGAGGAGATATTTACGGTGTTCAGGGAACTGGCCCGATTAAGTCCTGAGGAGTTCGATGTGCGGTCGGTTAAACTGTACGAGACACCTAATTGTTGGGTGCAAGTTTCCGAGACACAGGATTACCTCGACGTAGGTGTAAAAAATGCGCTGTTCATGTGGCGCGATAAAAAGGGTACCTTTGAGTACGACAGCAGACGATGCCAGTAAAGAAGAAACCTCTCAAAGAGGACGGTTTTGTATTCGAGACTACCGGTGGTAGTGTTACGGATATTGATACATCGGACATGGCGGGTCGATCCGTATCGTTCGATACGCACTTCATTACGGGTAAGATCATGGACTTCGGTAAAGTGCTCACCGGAATCCCGCTGTACTCCTATCAAGAAGAGATTGCCTATCGGATCATCTACTCGGTTATAACGTTCGAAGGATCGGTGCTGACGGTGCTACTCTCCCGACAGAGCGGTAAGTCCGAGACTATGGCGTTCGTCATAGATACGCTTACTGTGTTACTTCCGGCACTCGCTAAGATCATTCCCGATCTGGAACAATTTTCGAACGGTTTCCGCGTCGGTTTGTTCGCGCCTCAATCCGATCAAGTAGTCACGACGTACTCGCGCGCAATGACGCGATTAACGTCAGCAAACGCCGAAATGGTGCTATCCGATCCCGATCTGCTGGTTTCGCTTGAAAGTGAGGTACGACTTAACCTCAGTAACGGGTCGTTCCTTGCCGGTCAAGTCGCCAGCAAACAATCCAAGATAGAATCGAAGACGTATGACCTTATAATCATTGAGGAGGCTCAGGATACGGATGACTTTTTGGTCACTAAGAGTATCGAACCTATGCTCACGGCCACCGGTGGCACCCTCGTAAAAGTAGGTACTACGGGTGTTACCAAGAATCACTTCTGGTATGAAATTCAGGCGAACCGAAACCACGATCGGAAGATACCCGACAAACGGCTTCGGAATCATTTCGAGTATGCCTATAAGGAGATCATTTCGGCACGCCGACACCAGTTCGAGATAGACCATAAGAAGTTCCATCTCAACTACGAGGCCGATATTCTGCGTAAGAAGGAACGTTGGGGGGAGGATTCTCAGGCGTTCAAACTCGCGTATGCCCTCGTATGGGATTTGGAAAGCGGTATGTTTATCTCCGACAAGGAGTTCAATACGCTGCTGAACAGGAAACTCGGTTTTCAGGAACCTTCCACGGGAGATTATGTGGTCGCCGGTCTTGACATTGGTAAGGCTCCGGCCGAAACGGTTCTTACGATCGCTAAGGTATGGTATACGGACGATCCGTTCGAAAAACCGTACAAACAGATTCTTGCATGGGTATGTCTCGGAGGTCTCGACTATGAGGCGCAACATCACGAGATTCTTAATTATATTGTGGGGTATAATATTTCCACTATATTTGCGGATTATACAGGTGTCGGCAAACCGGTAGTCGATCGTCTGGTATATGCCTGCGGCGAGTACGTGAATATAGAGCCGTATACGTTCACTGCTCAGAGTAAATCGGATATGTGGTACAATTTCACGTCCGATATACAGACGAGAAGATTGATCGTTCCGGCTAACCGTGTAGTCAGAAGTACTTTTGAGTTTCAGAAGTTCGAGGAGCAGATGAAAAACTGCCAGAAGTATTTCAACGGTGCCTACATGGTGTGCGAGAAGTCCGAGGGGTACTTCGACGATATGGTAGACAGCTGCGCGTTAATGTGTCTTGCGGCTAACGCCCAAAGGGAGGCTGAATCCGAATTGGAAGTCGATGATAACCCGTTGTTCTCCAACTTGACGAGCAATGCGTTTGCCATGCACAGAAACTCTTACTGATATGAACGCAAGGAAGACAGTAAAGACGCATACCCGAAGATTGAAGTCCGGCAGGGTGATTACGGTTCGTGGGTATACTGCATCCTATAAGGCCGCTGCACGGAAACAGGGTTCCGGTACTGAGCTGTCCGATCTTGCCCGAAAGAAGGAACAGTTCCGAATCATCCAGCGAAGCAACCCTATGTTCGATGACGTACACACTGGAATACGAGCTGTGGGTGACATAATGACGTTCCGAGAAGCCGTCGATACGCTCAAAGATTATTCGGATAGTGACTATGTGTACCCCGATTTCACGAATAAGGATGCTCGGGAGGCTCTCAAACGAGGAACCGTAACTATATACAGCAGCTACCCGATAAAAGCGGGTGTGTTTGTGTCCCCGAGCAGGATGAATGCCTCAGACTACGCAGGCGGCGGTAAGGTATACTCTAAGGAGGTGCCGGTTAACAGTGTTGCATGGATTGCAAGTGATGAAGGGCAGTACGCCCCTATAAAATGATAATGCTATGGGAGTTAACGTAGGTGGAATGGACCCTACCGGTATGGGTTCCTACTCCGGTTATCCGGGTTCTAAATACTGGAATGTGGACAGTCGTCCGCTCTCCGAAGCTACGAGCGTACTGCGTTCGTTCGTGGTTACGAATATCATTCAGGACAGCCAGTGGGAGATCGACCGTATAACGCGGTACTATCTTTTCTGGAAGTTCTACAAGGGCCTTCATTGGAAGGACTTCAATGACGGCCTTATTTCGTTTAACTACGTTCGTGCCTTTATAGATAAGGTATCGATGTTCCTGCTCGGTAACGAAGCTTTCTCGCTGCAAGTGAAAAGCTACTACTCCGATCAGATCGATCCCCGTCTCGAAAGGGTCGCCGAGCAGCTTCTTATGTATCACTGGGGAAAATCCGACAAATTGCAGCTCGCTTATGAGATACTGCAAATGGGCAGTATTACCGGTGACTGTTGGATAGGTGCTTCGTGGCAGGACGGTGAAGACGACAAGTTCGTCAAGGTTCAGGTATACGATTCCCGTCAGTGCTTCCCCCAGTTCGAGAACGGTGACTTCGACAGGATGAAAAGCTTCCTTGTCCGTCAACCTCTCGATTCGAATAAGAACCAACCGTACAAAATGTATGTGGTCAAGATCACGAAGGATTCCTACGAAACGTGGTACCAGCGCGACGTGACGCTGAACGAATCGGAGATCGTTAAGTATGAATCCAAGAAGACCAAGAACAAATACGGGTTCATTCCGGTAGTACATATCAAGAACCGCCCCAATTCGGAAGGTTACTACGGTGTGTCCGACGCAAACGACATATTGAAGCTGAACAAGGTGTACAACGAGATGAACCAGCAGGTAAAGGCCATCATCGACTACCATGTTACGCCTACGACGGTCATAACAGGTGCCTCGGCGAAGTCCCTTAAAAAGGGTCTCGGTCAGATATGGTCTGGTCTCCCTGCCGAGGCCAATGTGTTCAACCTCGGTCTGGATGTCGATCTGTCGGCTACGATCGAATTCATCAAAGACCTCAAAACGGCGATGCACGAATTGTCCGATGTGCCTGAAAACGCACTCGGTAAGATTCAGGCCATAAGCAATACCTCTGCCGCCGCATTGCAGATAACGTATCATCCGCTCATCCAACAGGCCAACCTGAAAGCCACTACCTACGGCGAGGGGATAACCGAGATGAACATGATGATTCTGCGGATTCTCGAAATCGAAGACCCGCGGAACAAACGTCTGCGCGAGCTGAAAAAACTCGCTCCCAATTTCCGCTCCGAGATGCGTATCGTACCGGTGTTCGCCTACGGTTTCCCGAAGGATCGAATGGATGAACTCAACCGTGCCGAGATCGAACTCCGATTGCAGCTCGGTTCCCGCAAGGAGATCATGGAGCGTATGGGCAAACAGAACATCGACCAGCTTCTTGAACAGATCGACGACGATACGCTGCATAAGGCACTGTTGCAACAGAAGCTCCAAGAAGCCCTCGGCGGCGGTGTTCCTCCGCCTCCGGGGTCTAACCCGGATGACGATCCTTATTCTGTCGACGACGGAAACATGGATGAATTCTCGGAATAACGAATAAATTTTGTTTTTACCGAAAATCTGTTTACTTTTGGACAGGCTATCAGTAGTTTCTTTTTGTCTAACTTAAAACTTTTGCGCTATGGCAGGTTTGCAAACCCTTGATAAGGGCAATCCCGAAGCTCTGCATGACATCGGTCAAAGCAAGGCTCCTATGGTCGGCGAGAAGTTCGTGAATCCGGGTACCCCGGAGGCGGCTCTCGTTTCGTATGACCAGCTCACGCAGGCCAAAATCCGTGGTAACGGGTCTGAGGTTATGCGTACCAACATCATCAAGTAACGAGAAAATCCAAAGAACTTAACAAATCCACCGTAGAAAAAATCGTATGGAACCGAACGAAAAAACTATCGTCATCCCGGAGAGTATTGAGATCGATGGCCACTCTTACGTGGTGAAGGAGACTCCGGCACTTATGGAGTTCCGACAGCTCGTTGAAAAGGCCGAGAAGAACAAGCTGTACTCCACCTTCGCAACGCTGCGTCAGCAGATCAACGACCTCAAAGCTACACAAGTCGTCCAACAATCCGCTCCCTTTGATTTGGGCGCCCTTGTCGAAGCTCTTAAAGGTGAATTCGCTACCCGCGAAGATTTGCAGGACATCGTAAGCAAGGCCGTACAACCGGTTAACAACGATCTTGAACAACGTAGACAGCAGGAACTCGCTGAGTATCGCGAGCGTCTCATCAAGGACAACGAGGGGAAGTGCATTCCCGAACTGGTCAAGGGTGCTACGAGAGAGGAGATCGACGCCTCCATGAAGGAGAGCATCGCGCTTCTCAACAAGTACCACGGGCCGTTTATCGACCCGCCTCAGGGAAAGACGGTTGACCCGCTTCTCGTCAACGCCGAAAGAAGGGCTGTTGCAAGTGGTGAAGTCCTCGAAATCCCTGCGAAACCGACGCCGGTAAAGGATGACGGTAAGAGTCCGATCCCTGTCGTGCCCACGCGGGCAATGCCCGAAGTTTCAACCGCTCCCGCAACACGGAAGATGACTATGGAGGAGTTCGCTCAACAACGAGAGGCAATCCTCCGTAACCTCGAAGCCGAGTACGGGGCACAATAACAAAACGTCTAAACTTTTATAAGATGCTTACTGTATTTATTTCGTTTGTAGCGTTCGCGCTCGTCTGCATGACGGGGTTCGCGTTCGGTGAAACGACCTCGGCTATCGCTAACAGCGGTGGCTACACTTCGATTCCCGAAGCTGTTCGTGACTTCTACTCGCGGGAGGTTCTGTTTCAGGCCCAGCCTCGTCTGCGTTTCGCCCAGTTCGCAAAGGTGAAACGTGACCTTCAAGCCATTCGTGGCAAGTCTATCGTTTTCGTCAAGTACAACAATCTGACCGGTGGCGGTTCTCTGGAAGAGGATGACGTCCTCACGCCCGAGGCAATGTCTACGGCCGAAGTCGTGGTTCCGGTTAAGGAGCAGGGCAATTCTACGCAAGTTACCGAATACCTTCTGCGCACGTCGCTGCTGGATGTCCTCGGTGACGCATCGCGTCTGCTGGCCAACAATATGGCGGTAGTTCTCGACGGACAGTTCCGTGACACGGTATTGCAGACGACCAACGTTATCTATGGTAATGGCAGGAAGTCGCTCGCAGCGCTTACCGCTACGGATTACTTTAACACGGTCACGGTTAAGGACGCTGTTGAGATTCTGGCTACTAACAACGCACCGCGTATCAATGGCGACTTCTATGTATGTATCGCCCACCCGCACCAGCTGCGCACGCTTCGTGACGACAAGGAGTGGATCGAGGCCAACGTATACATGGGCCGTCGTCAGCTCTACATCGGTGAGGTAGGTATGTACAACGGCGTTATCTTCGTCGAGACTACGCAGATGCCCGTTCTGGATTTCGCCAAGATTCAGGAGAAGTATGGCTCCGGTGCTACGATTACGACCGGCTACGAGGCTGTCTTCTTTGGTGAAAACGCCTATGCGTGGGCTATCGCTCTCGACGTCGAGCTTCGTGACGACGGCGTTATCGAACTCGGTCGTAAGCACACGCTCGGCTGGTATGGTATCTGGGGAACCGGTATCATTGAGGAGAAGAACATCGTCAAGGCTCTCACCGCGTAAGCGGTGGGGCCTTCCCCTTTAACTTTAACTTTAACTTTAACAATTCACTATCTATGGCAAGACAAGTAAAGTCCGAAGGGACTGAACAGCCCGAAGCAAAGATCGAACCCGAAGTTACGAAGGTTGAGGAAGCAAAGATCGAACCCGAAGTTACGAAGGTTGAGGAAGCAA